TGGGGCGAAGTTGCGCCGCAGACAAGAGAGCGATTGCTTGAAGAAACACTAAAGGCGGTTTTGAAACGATGGAAATATGATGCCGATCAGGGCGACGGAATACATGAGACTGATTACCGATTGTATAACAGGGCAATGAAATTGATTGACCAAGATTATGAACCATTATGATGCGGCGCAATTTCGTCCTAACGTGAAGGCTTAACCGCAGTGCGTCAGCATTGAGTGAAACGCCGGTTAAGCCCTGTTATATGCCGTTACTGGCGGAAACTAAAAAGGAGAGAATACAGGACGTATGAACGACAGGAATATACCGTTAATTTTGGATGCTTGTTGTGGTGGTCGGCAATTCTGGTTTGATAAAAACAATCCGAATGTTTTATTTGCGGACCGCAGAGTAATGCAACCAAAAATTGTAGGGAATGGTAAAGACGCTCGGGTCCGTAAATGTTTACCGGATAAGGTTATGGATTTTCGGGAAATGGATATTCCAGACAATACGTTTCAACTGGTTGTATTCGATCCGCCGCATTTATTCCTGGGCGAAAATAGTTATATGGCACAGAGTTATGGGCGGTTAGATAAAACGACATGGCGTGAAGATTTGCGCCGGGGTTTCTCGGAATGTTTCAGAGTGTTAAAGGATAACGGCATATTGATTTTTAAGTGGAATGAAAGCGATGTGCCACTTAAAGAAGTTTTGGCACTTACAGATTATCGACCGTTATTCGGGCATCCGTCCGGGAAAGCGCAGTTGACGCATTGGATTTGTTTTATGAAAACGCAAAAATGTATCGGCAACAGTGAGCACACGACGTGCGAACGCAATCCGTGAAGTTGCCAGTAATGGCATATAACAATTATTATCTGAAAAAATATTCGTATATTCTTTGAAATCGGAATAAAATGAGAACATAGGAGCTGCAAAATGAAAGTTACTATTATTTTTTTGGTTGTTGGAATTATATTAACTCTAATTGGATTGCTTGGAAAAATCTGCGCAGTAAATAATTTAACAGAACAAGAAGAACAAAGGAGGAAACAAGAATATGAAAAATAGTTGGGGGCTTCGCTTTGCTTATATTGTATGGGTTATTTGGGTATTATCAATCACATATAAAATTATTATTCTTGAACAGCAGCAACAAAATAACGAGAACCGATTCAGAGTAATTGCTGATCGTCTGTATCTTGATATGACCGAAAAAGAATTAAAGGAGATTGAAAAATGATAACATGGTTTAAGAACCGGCAAAAAGCAATCACTCAAGCACGACAGGAAGGGATTGCTGCTGGACGTAAGCAGATTAAACAGCATTATGAGAATAGACTCCAAACCATTAAGCAGGAAGTCCGCCAGATGCTTAAAAAGAAAAACGATGAAATCCAGTGGCGTGATAATTATATTGATGAGATAAAAAAGACTATTGAAAATTATATGGATGTGCTGACAGAAGCACAACATATAATGCAGCTTATTGAACAGAATAAAAATCTGGAAATATTAGAGCTGGTAAAAAAGCAGCAGGAGGTTCAATGTACGATTGATAAAGTGGTTTCAATCACCCGCCGCAGTAAAAAATTTAATCGGGTCCAGGCGCAGATCGAACAGTATAATATCCGTAAACTAAACTATAACTGATATGCAAATAAAAAAGACTGAGATTAATATTGATATCGAATTGCATATCACGACAGGGTATATTGTATCAGATTTTATATTACAGCAAATAGCTCCGATTCATGAGCATAAATATCTGACAATACAATATACTCGCATGGTATGCCAATGGTGTCTTGAATTCTGGAACACCTATAACCGCGCGCCAGGAAAAGATATCCAGAATATTTTTGCCCAGCATAAAACCAGCGGCAGATTGGAAGACGATACCGTTGATCTGATCGAGCAGCTACTATCTAATCTGTCAGAGCAGTATGAATCTCAAGGAGTTAATGAACCATTTATTCTTGATACAGCAGAAAAATATTTTGCAAAACGAAAGCTGGAGCTGCTGCAAGAAAAATTATCAGGTTGGATTCAGACAGATCAAATTGATAAAGCTGAAGAGGCTATAGCAGGACATAGCAGAGTTAAGCGGCCACAGTCCGGCAGCGTCGATGTACTCAGAGATAAACCTGCTATTATTGCAGCAATGGACGAACAACGTGATATTTTATTGGAGTTGCCGAAAGGATTAGGAGAGTTGGTCGGCCCGATAGAACGCGGGGATTTTTTATCCTTTATCGCTCCAATGAAACGAGGCAAAACATTCTGGATTGAAGATTTTGCAGTACGGCTTATGTTCCGGCAGTTAAAGGTATTATTTGTCAGCCTTGAAATGCCACGCAACCAGATGATGCGGCGTATCTATCAGAATTTTTTAGCAGAAACAAAAATGCCGAAGGAAATAACATTACCATATTTTGATGGCGATGATGATATTTGTTATAAGCAGTTGCAGAAACGTGGCATCAGTTCACCTGCTGCAATTAAAAAAGCAGAGGCTATAGCAAAGTTAATTCGGGCCGGATCGTTTCGGCTCATCTGCTATCCGGCGTACTCTGCCAATGTAGCTGATATCAGAACTGAGCTTGCTAATCTTGCTCATTATGATGATTTTCATCCTGATGCAATATTGGTTGATTATGCTGATATACTCGCACCAGAGCCGTTCGCGCCGAAGGACTATCGGCATCGGATTAACGAGACCTGGTTAGAGTTACGTAAGTTAGCGCAGGATATTCATGGATTAGTTATTACTGCAAGCCAATCGGATCGTAGTACGTTTAGCAAAGATGTATCGGAAGAAAATACATCAGAGGACATCCGGAAGCTCGCGCATGTTACTCATATGATTGCATTGAACCAGACGAAGGAGGAAAAACAACAGCAGGTTATGCGCCTATCAGTATTAGCGAATCGTAACGAGGAATTTCATACGGAAGACGAATTGACCGTGCTTTATAATTATGCTATTGGCAAAGCATATTTAGACAGTAGGTGGAAAAAACAGAAAAAAAGTTAAATTTTTTAGAAAAAAGTTAAACAACATTTTTTGGAAACAGATATAATAAGAGATGAATAAAATAAAAAGGGTAAAAGTAATAAAATATATTCTCATCACTGAAAAATTTATCTGCCCAAAATGCAAAAGAAAGATCACTGTATTTACCGATCATAAAATTGAAATTAAAAAATTACATATATGTAAGTGAGGGAAAATGGACCGACAAGAATTATTGACAACTATTCAATCATTGATGCCTGGAGTAAATATCAATGAAGCATCATCAGACAAAATTTATTTTTTAAAAAATAGTATATCAACAAATACAAATGAAGTACAAATTAAAGTAAATTATAATATTGACATTGAGTGTTGTATTTATGCAAATAAAATTATTTCTATTTTACAAAAAATAAAAGCTGATGATATATCAATTGCTATTGATAATAATCAACTTGTTATTCAATCTAAAAAAACTACTTTTTTATTGCCTCTTGTAGAAACTGTTCCTCTTGAATTTATTTCAGAATTCAATCTTGATAATTTTATTTCATTAAGTCCGCAGTTCTTTTCTGATTTGAAACTTGCACTGATCTCTGTAGATAATAAAGAACAAAATTTTCCATTTAATTATATCAATGTTCAAAATAAAAAAATACTAACCACAGATAATCACCGGGGATCAGTTATTAAGACAAAATATAAAGGGGAATCATTTTTGTTGCCGTATCATATTATTAAAGATTTATTAAAATATTCTATGACACATATCCAGGTTACTGATAATACGATTCATTTTTATGATGAAAAAAAACAGCTTCATTTTATTTGTAAAAATACATTCAGCGGGAGTTTCCCTGACGTTGAAAAATTATTTGAAAAAAATAATGAGGTAACTGAAATTACTTTTCCTGATGCTTTAATTGATTCAATAAACACAGTATCAATAATGGCCAATGAAATTAATAATGTGATATCAATAAAAATTAAAGATAAAAAAATAATATGCAGTGCTTCAAACAGCTATGGCAAAGCAAAAGAAATTATTGATTCTGATATTGAAATCAATACATCATTTAAAATAAATGCTGCGTTTTTTGCCGAAATTTTATCCCATATAAAAACAGGGCTGTTAAGTATAAATACATTGATGTTTACTACAGAAAATTTTAATCATATCATAGCTTTAATAATAGAGGAATAATGTTACAGGAATATAAAAATTTTTTAAAAGATAAAATAAAAAAACATGAAGATTCTGGATTTGACGTTGACAAAAAGAATCTGAATCAAAAGCTATTCGAGTTTCAAAAGTTCATCGTCAAGAAAGCACTACGCGCCGGACGGTATGCAGTATTTGCCGATACAGGACTTGGCAAGACGGCTATCCAATTAACGTGGGCCGATGAAGTAAGCAAGCATACGGGAAAGCCAGTATTGATTCTCGCGCCATTAGCGGTATCCGGTCAGACGATTAACGAGGGGAAGAAGTTCGATATCACAGTTAAGCGATACGGGAACAATGACCCGATTCAAATTACTAATTATGAACAGCTTGACAATATAACCATTTCTCAGTTTTCGGGAATCGTTCTTGATGAATCAAGCATCATTAAAAACTTCACTGGAAAAATCAGAAACCAGATTATTGACCTGTTCAAAGATACGCCATATAAACTCGCCTGTACTGCGACACCATCACCGAATGACCTTATGGAGCTTGGCAATCATAGCGAGTTTCTAAACAAGATGTCGCGCACTGAAATGCTGTCAATGTTCTTTGTGCATGATGGAGGTGATACGGCAAAATGGCGATTGAAGGGACATGCAAAAAAAGACTTCTATGCCTGGATAGGGACATGGGCATGCGTGCTAACCAATCCAGAAAACATTGGATATGCTAATGAAGGATTAAAATTCAAGTTGCCGGACTTGACGTATTTTGAACACAAAGTACCGACACCGAAAAAGGACAACGGACTTTTGTTCAATGAATCATCGGTAAATGCTACTGACTTTAACGCGGAATTACGATTGACCAAAGTTCTTAGGCTCGAAAAAGTAAAACAGATAATTGATGGGCATCCCGATGAAAGTTTTATCATATGGATTAACCAGAATGAAGAAGGTGATTATCTACAAAAGATTCTTTCCGGCCATGACTTCCGTGAAGTGCGCGGAAGTGATGCAACCGACAAGAAAGAGCGCGACCTGATAGACTTTTCATGCGGTAAATATCGTATATTGGTTAGCAAGTCAAAAATTGCAGGGATGGGGATGAATTTCCAAAACTGTCATAATCAGATATTTGCAGCACTTGACTTTAGCTTTGAAAAGCTGTATCAGTCAGTCAGGCGGTCCTATCGGTTCGGACAAAAAGAGAAAGTCAACGTTTACTTAATAACAACCGACACCATGACGAACGTAATAGAAACCATACGCAACAAAGAAAAAATGTTTGTCGATTTACGAAATGAAATGCAACATATAATCAATTATGAGAGGAGGGCATATTTTATGGATGTTGATACTACGCAGGATTTTGTCAATGAGCACGTTAAACTGATGCGCGGTGATTGTATTCAGCGCATCAGAGAGGTTCCCGATAAATCGGTCGGTTATTCGATATTTTCTCCGCCATTCAGTTCATTGTATACGTATTCAGATTATCTCGAAGATATGGGGAACAGCCGTGATTACAATGAGTTTTTTCAACACTTCAAATATCTTGTTAATGAGCTATATCGTGTTTTGATGTCGGGCCGACTCGTTTCTATCCACTGCATGAATCTTCCGACAACCATCCAACATAATGGATATATCGGCATAGAAGATTTTCGCGGCGACATCATCAGATTATTTCAGGAAGCTGGATTCATCTATCATTCTGAAGTGTGCATTTGGAAAGATCCCGTTGTCGCAATGCAGCGCACAAAAGCACTCGGACTTCTGCATAAGCAAATAGTCAAAGACTCATGCATGAGCCGTCAGGGAATACCGGATTATCTGGTAACCATGCGGAAGCCGGGAGAAAATGCCAATCCCGTTAGCGGTGAGTTTGGTCACTTTCAAGGAGACATGGAAACGTTCAAAAATGACGGACGGTTATCAATCGATATTTGGCAACGATACGCATCGCCGGTATGGATGGATATTAACCAATCAAATACATTACAGTATCGGTCGGCACGTGAAGATAACGACGAACGGCATATATGTCCACTGCAATTAGATGTTATCCATCGCGGTCTACAACTCTGGAGCAAAGAAGGGGATACAGTACTGACTCCATTTATGGGGATCGGCTCAGAGATTTACGAAGCGGTGAAACTCAAAAGAAAAGGAATCGGTATTGAGTTGAAAGAATCATACTACAACCAGGCAATTGCAAATATCAAGAATGCAATTAAATTACAAAAATCAACATTAGGATTTAAATAATGCAATCTAAAAAATTCTCACTAATAGAATCAATATCTAATGTATTGATTGGATATTGGGTATCATTTATATCTCAATTATTAGTGTTTCCATTGTTCAACATTCATGTACCAATAAAAGATAATCTCTATATTGGATTATGGTTTACAGGAATATCAATTGCACGATCATATATTTTACGCCGTACATTTAATCGGATAAAACGATAATGGGATTTTTCTCAGTTACAAAAACACCAGTAAGTAAAAATTCTACTGCTATACAGCAAAAGAAAAAAGCTACTGGCAAACAGGGATGTGAGGCCTGTGGACTTTATAAAACCTGCATCACGCCAAAGATGCCAGTAACAGGCCAGGGTCGGCAGGGTATATTGATTATAGCGGAAGCTCCTGGAAAAAATGAAGATGAAAACGGAACGCAGTTAGTCGGTGAAGCAGGGAAAACATTACGTAAAGCACTTCAGGCGCAGGACATTGATCTTGATAAAGATTGCTGGAAAACAAATGCTATTATCTGCCGACCTCCAAAAAATAAAACACCGACGACAAAACAAGTATCATTATGCCACCATCATTTAGATGCTACGATTAAAGAACTTAAACCAAAAAAAATAATTCTACTCGGTAAAATAGCAATACAATCATTTCTTCATGACCGTGACTCAGTACCAGCAACTGAAAAATGGGTCGGCTGGCAGATACCAGATAAAAAATATTCCTGCTGGGTATTTCCGACATGGCATCCGCAATATCTGAATTACAATAAAGATGATGTAGTGCTGCATAAAACATTTAATCAGCACATTAAAACTGCTATTGAATGGGATAAACTGTTCCCAGATGGACAATGCTCAGTTACTATTATCAATAACGTCGAACAAGCCACAAAATATTTACAGGAATTTAATGATAAATATGCAGCAATAGATTTTGAAACATCGGGGTTAAAACCATACAGTTATGGACATAAAATTTATTGTATAGCAATCAGCAGTAAGTCAGGAACAGTAGTATTTCCATTTTTTGATGATGTTTATTTTATCATTGCACTCACGGCATTTTTAGAGGGGCCCGTTAAAAAAATTGGCCACAATATAAAATTTGAAACTATTTGGGCGAAAAAAATATGGAATATTGATATTAAAAACTGGTATGCCGATACCTGTATTGATACACATATCAGAGATAATAGAACTGGAATTACCGGACTCAAATTCCAGACCTACGTTAATTTTGGAGTGATCAATTATAACAAGCAGGTAGAACCATATATTACAGCGTTATCAAGCAACGAGTTTAATCGGTTAGATGAAGTTGATCCAGATATTCTAATGTCCTACTGCGGTTATGATGCTTATTATACCTATCGATTGTTTAAAAAATATCCAGAGCGGACAGTTGCCAATCAATTTTTTTTACAGGGACAATTAGCACTCGCGCAGGTAGAGTTAAATGGCCTCTGTATTGACCGAGCATATTACGAATCTCAATCTGAATTGCTCGAACGGAAAATGAAACGAATCGAAAAACAAATAGCAGAATCATATGAGGTTAAACAATGGCATGAACACTATACTGAATCATTTAATTTTAATTCCAACAAACAATTAGCTGCTATGCTGTTTGAAATATTAGGACATGTTCCAGAAAAGAGAACTGCAAAAGATAATGCCAGCATCGATGAAGAGGTACTACAATCAATCAACACCCCATTTACAAATAAAATAGTAGAGCATAAAAAATTACATAAACTTAAAAATACCTATATTAAAAATTTTCTTGAAGAAACAGATGCAGGGATGATGCATCCTAATTTCAACTTGAACCTGGTACGAACTTATCGCAGTAGTAGCAGTAATCCTAATTTTCAAAATATTCCAAATCGAGATGCAGAAGCGCAAAAAATGATGCGGCGTGGGATAATACCACGACAAGGAAATCTATTACTTGAAGCTGATTACTCAGGTATTGAAGTACGTCTATCGGCATGCTATCATAAAGACCAGGCGATGATTAAATATATTGAGGACCCGACTACAGACATGCACCGTGATATGGCGCGAGAAATATTTTGTACCGATGAAGTATCTAAACAACAGCGATATATTGCTAAAAATAAATTTGTCTTTCCTCAATTCTATGGAGACTATTATAAGAACTGTGCTACTAATATCTGGAACGAATCAGAAAAAGGAATGCTGCCATTTAAGTCATATGATACATTTGAAAATCATATGCAGAAAGTAGAAAATAAATTTTGGAATGAACGGTTCGCTGTATATAATGAATGGAAGAAAAAAACATATAAACAATATTTAAAAACAGGGCAGGTAGAATTTTATACCGGCTTTATCTGCAAAGAAATTATGCGGAAAAATGAAGTACTGAACCGCGCAATCCAGGGAACTGCATTTCATTGCCTACTATGGTCGTTGATTCAGATGCAGCAATTTATCACTAATAATAAATTACAGAGTAAAATTATCGGGCAGATTCATGACTCTATGATTATTGATGTCGTTCCAGATGAATTATCTATTATAACTGCTGCTTTAAAAAAAATAATGTGTCAAGACATTAGAGAACACTGGCAATGGATTATTGTACCACTTGATATTGAAATAGAAATTACAGAAATAAATCAGTCATGGTATACAAAAAAGAAACTGGAGGAATCTAATGAGCTTTAATCTTGAATACAGACCAGCATCATTTGAGCAGGTAGCGGGAAATAAAGGAACAATCAGCAGTCTACAATCTATATTGAAGCAAGAGAAATGTCCGCATATACTTTTATTTAGCGGACCAAGTGGATGCGGTAAAACAACGCTTGCCCGGATCACTGCTAAAGAATTACAATGCTCTGAACATGATGTAATTGAAATCAATTCTGCAAATAATAGGGGCATCGATACCGCACGGGATATTATTCAGCAGATGTATTATAAGCCGCTGCATGGTCCGGTTAAAGTATATATCCTGGATGAAGTTCATCAAACAAGTAAGGACTTTCAAAATGCGATGCTAAAAGCGTTGGAAGAGCCGCCAGCGCATGTATATTTTATGCTCTGTACTACAGAGCCTGAAAAGCTCATAGCAACTATCAGAAACCGCGCAACTATGTTTACCGTTGAAAAATTAGATGAACAAAAAATTATCCGACTACTCTGGAGCATCAGCAAGAATGAAGGAAATGAAATAGATAAAACTATCCTTGCCGAAATTGCCAGCGAATCCGAGGGCAGTCCACGACAAGCAGTTATTATGCTGCAAAAAATAATTGGCCTGACTACTGAAGAGGAAATGAAAGAAGCAATTCAGGCAATTAAGATTAACGAGAAAAATACAATAGATTTATGTCGGGCCTTACTAAAGGGAGCAAGCTGGAAATCTATTGCGGCGATATTAAAATTGATTCAGGATGATCCCGAGAAGGTGCGCCGTGCTGTATTAGGGTATATGTCGGCAGTATTATTGAATAGCGGGGAAGAGCGGGCAGCAATGATTATTGAATGTTTTGCAGATAATTATTATAATTCCGGTAAAGCAGGACTAATTTTTTCGTGTTTTTCTGTAATTTCTTAAAAAAAGTTAAGCAACATTTTTTGGAAACGGATATAATAAGGGATATAAGGAATCAATAAACCGAAGAAACCCAGAGTGTTAAAGTGAATCATGATGTCCAAGAAACCCAAGCCGATTAAGTGAATCACATTGACTAAGAAACCCACAATTTACAAATGAAAAAGGAGATTGAAAATGAAAGAGGCAATTAAAAGAAAACAGCGAGAAGAACAAGACAACAAGTGCGCTATTACTGGAATTGAATTACCAGAGGATACTGGAAGTTTTCATATACATAGGAAAATTCCAAAAGCTCAAGGAGGGACATATTCAGATGATAATTATATGGTAGTGCTTCCAACAGCCCATATGCAAGAACACGGAACACTTCGAGTCCGTAATCTTGAACTTGAATTACTCAAAGCCACGTTAGATGATCGAGAGCAAACAAGAAAATTTTATCAGAAAGTTTGTAATCAGCTTCATGCTTGCGAACGTATGCATATAGATTATCTCCATGAAAACACGATAAATTTTCTGAATGAAAAAGCAAAAGAATGTAATGACTTGCTTAAAATCAAAGATAAAGAATTATCGGCAATTATTAAAAGAATGGCAAAAAATAATCCATTGGTAAAATCTGCAACCAGAGTATATGGAATTGGTCTGGTTACTATTGCATATTGCTTGTGCTATATCGATATAACTAAAGCTGATCATGCTTCAAGTCTTTGGAAATATGCTGGACTCCATACTGCCAGCCATACCAGATATGTTAAAGGCGAATCCAGCGGTGGTAATAAATCGTTGAGAACTGCATTATATACTACAGCAGTTAGTCAAGTTAAATTACATGGCCCGTATCGCTTAGTGTATGATAATACAAAATCACGTCTTGAAAAATCAGAAAAAATAACACAATCAAGAAACACGCAGGGAAAGCTTATTGAATGTGCATGGAAAGATACAAAACCGAGCCATCGACATGGAGCAGCATTGCGTATTATCATGAAACATTTTCTTGCTGATTATTGGTATGTAGCCCGAACATTGGCAGGACTTCCAGTTAGCAAGGCGTATCCTGAAGAAATTTTAGGAGGATGCCATAAAACAATAATGCCTGAAGAACGTGGATGGATTTATTAAATCAAGAACAATAAGAAACCCATTAAAATGAAGTGAATCAAATAGACAAAGAAATCCAAAGCAAGCAAGTGAATCATTGAAGGCAAGAAACCCAAGGATAAGAAATGAATCACAACACTGAAGTAACCCAAAAAAATAAAATGAATCACATCGATAAAGAAAACCATAAAACCAAAATGAATCATTAAACTTAAGAAACCCATCAGTTTAAAATGAAAAAGGAGAATTACAATAATGAACTTTGAAAAAGATATCCAGATAGATGAGCACGATCTTGAACACGAGTGGCTGCGGCAGGCTAATCTGTTTAATCAGTATGCTGTTATGGCAGCAGAAAAACGCAAACAGGCACGGCAACTGAAGCAGGCAATTAACGTAACCCGCGCTGAAGTATTTCTGCAAGTCCGGCAGAGCTTTCTCGATAGCGACGAGAAAATGCCGAATCTTGATACTCTGAATGCAATGGTAGAAGTCAGCCCGAAATTAACCGGTGCTTTTACAGCGTATAATGAAGCAGAAGAAGCAGCAGAGATTGCTAAAGCAGGAGCAGACTCACTTTATCAAAAGAAAGAAGCTCTACAAGATTTGGTAAAAATGAAACTATCCGGCTACTATGGAGAACCGAAAGAGCCATCAGGAACTATGTCAACTAACGCAGCAGGTAAAGCATCAGGAAAAATGAAAGATGCTTATAATAAAAAAAGGAGTAAATGATAATGACTAAAAAATCGTTTAAAGACTCATACCGCGACAAGATGAGTAAATCCAACAAAGACAAGGATTTGAAAGCCAAACGTGGTAAGTCCTGGTTTACGCTGGAGCCTCTGGAACTCGATGATGATGATAGAGAAAAAATAATGTACAAAGCGAAAAAAGGACAGAATCAAATTGATGTGCTGCCTTTCATCGCGAAGACAGCAAACTCTCCACGCTGTGCTAAAGGTGATGTTGATTATCTACTCGACGTCCGGGTCCACCGGAGAGTGGGACCGCAGCGGGATGATTTTCTCTGTCTGGAAGAAATGTACGGCAAACGATGCCCGATCTGTGAGCACCGCCGGGAGCTAATGGAAGACGGTGAGTCCAAAGATGTGTATAAGAAATTTTATCCGCAACGCAGGGTCATGTATAACATGTTCGACTTGACTGCTGAAGGAAAAAAGAAAGTCCAGCTGTTTGAAGTCTCTCATAACAAGATGGAAAAGGAGATTCAGGAAGAGGCTGAAACCTATTCCGATGGAGAACTGCTGATATTTTTTGATCCCACTGATGGAATGTCCGTAACCTTTAGAGGGAAGGAAGCTACATTCGAAGGTGCAGAATTTATCGACATTAAAAAAGTATCGCTGGAAGAACGTGATAAGCAATACAAGGAAGATGAAATCCTTGAAAAAACGTACGCTCTGGATGAACTGCTGGTAATCCCAACATATGAAGAAGTGTCAAACAGTTTCCATGCTACTGAATCTGATCCTGATGATGAAGACGAAGAAAAGCCAGCTCCCAAATCTAAAAAAGTAGCAGAGCCTGAAGATGATGATGAATCGGAAGAAAAGCCAGCAAAAAAATCTAAAGGCAAAGCATCAGGTGATTGTCCCAATGGCTATGAGTACGGTAAAGATTGCGACAAGCACGATGAATGTGAAGACTGCAACAAGTGGGATGAATGTTCTGATGAATTTACCCGAATGAAAAAGAAAGGCTGATATGGCAAAACAAGAACTAATGACAACGCAGCAGGCAGTAGAATATGCCGCTGCACGAGGAATTAAAGTCCAGGGTCCGGCACTGCATTACTGGTGCCGGGCTCATGGCATTGCTAAAAAAATCATGGGAAAATGGATGATCAAAAAAGACGAGCTGGATAAATTGTTAGGAGTTGAAGCAGATGAAAAAGAAACAGAAAGATCAAGCGGTGGAGCAGATACGACAGCAGATAAAAAAACCAGCAAAGGAACCAATAAAGCTAAAAGGTAATTTGCCGACAGGAGTAACTCTAATTGATCTGGTTATTGGTGGAGGCTTTCCCTATGGATTTGTAAATATTATCGGGGATAGCTCCAGCGGTAAATCTTTTTTATCTGGCGAAATTATTGCTACTGCTTTTCACAAGCTCGGTAAAGATCGTTTCGATTGGTTCTATGATGACGCCGAAAAAGGATATAAATTCAACAGTGAAAAACTCTATGGCATGGATATTATTGGTGGAGGCTTTCTCCCGCCGAAGCGGCGCAGCAATACCATAGAGGACTTCGAGCGCAATATTCAGGAAATCATTGATAAAAAAGATCCACGTAAACGGTTCATTTATGTGCTTGATAGCTTTGATAGTATCACTTCAGACGATGAAATTAAATTCAAAAATAAAAAACTTAAAGCATCTGTCAGTGGTGACGATGATGGTGAATCTGCCGGCAGCTATGGACTGAGCAAACAAAAAGAAAGCCACTCATTTTTTAGAACTAAAATCAGAGAGCTTGAAGAGCATAAAATTGTATTGATTATTGTCTCCCAGGTAAAAGAAAAAATCAATGTCAGCTTTGGTAAAAAGCTATATCGTACCGGAGGCAAATCTCTCGACTTCTATCCGAATGTTGTTTTCTGGTTAGCTGAAGTTGAAAAGTATCGCAAGAAAGATCGTCCCGTTGGCATCTGTAGCAAAGTACAGGCAACCAAATCACGCAATGATAAACCGTTCAGGGAATGTTTAGTCGATATGGTGTTCGATTATGGCATTGATAATGTGGCAAGTAATATCAATTTTCTGTTTGATCTTAAAACTGATGGCAACCGTGATAAGAAAAAACTAAACTGCCTCTGGAATAAAAAAGAATATACCAGAGAAGAACTGATCAAGCATATTGAAAAAAATAATCTCGAAGAGGAGCTGGCAGAAAAGGTAATTGAAAAATGGAATGCGATTGAAGACAGTATTAGCAGCAGCGGGAGGAAAAGCAGATGGAGCTGATAGTTCAATATATAGCAGCAGTTATTATTGGAGCTGGAATTACAGCTATGATAATTAGATATTACTATTATAGATCATACTATAAAATGCAGCAACTTCGAAGCAGCACTATACTGCAACTGAACAGGAGATGTAAATGAACTTTATCGGGATTGACCCAGGACTCAAAGGAGGTATTGCTGTATTATTTCTTCCGAGCGGCGAATATCGAGCAACCGAGATGCCGTTAAAATTACAGCACCTCGATATTCAAAACATATGGAATACAATGCCAGCGGACATAAAAAATAGTTTTTGTATCATTGAGCAGCTTCTTGAAATGCCATATCAGGGAGTAAAAGCAACAACTAAAGCGGCTGTAAATTATGGCAAAGTTCTTGCTGTGCTGGAACTAATGGAAATACCATATCAAATAGTCCATCCGAGCAAATGGAAAAAACAATTTCAGCTCATTGGTAAATCAAAATATGAATCAGCAGCAGTAGCAAAGCGGTTATTTCCGAATATGGAATTTGTAACAGCGCGAGGGCGTCTGATGGATGGAATGGCAGAGGCGTTGTTATTAGCGGAATACGCCAGAAGGATTTATAAATAATTTTTAGTAGGAGAGATTATATGCAGTATGAAAAAGTAATTGATATGTTGGGATGCAAAGTTAAGGACAAAATGACTGGGATAACAGGAACGCTTACATCAGTTTGCTTTGATCTCTATGGTTGTATTCAGTGCGTAATCAATCCAGGAATTGTTAAAGATGGCAAGGCGGTAGAAAGCCATGGTTGGATTGATATTAACCGGATCGAAGTTAAGACAAAATCTAAAAAAATTATGGAGCATCCTGATTTTACGGTCAAATACCCATCAATTAAACACGTCCAAGGTCCAGCAGATAAACCAGCGGCAGAATAATATGATTCAACAAATAGAAATTAAAAACTTCCAGTCGCATAAACAGACTGTATTGAATCTATCAGCAGGAGTAAATTTAATTATTGGTAAATCGGATTCAGGCAAGACGGCAATCCTTCGTGCTCTGAATTGGTTAATCAATAATAAGCCTGCTGGAGATTCATTTCGTAGTTCGTGGGGTGGGACTACTCAGGTTGATATTGTTACTGCTGAAGATGATCTGATTCAGCGGATAAAATCCGATAAGGAAAGTATTTATACTGCCGGTGAAGATACCTTCAAAGCGTTCGGCCAGGGAGTGCCCGACGAAATTAGTAAGCTGCTGAACATATCTTCATTAAATATTCAGTACCAGATGGATAGTCCTTTTCTATTGTCGGAAAGTAGCGGAGAGGTTGCAAGATATTTTAACCGTATTGTTAATCTGGAAGCAATCGATGAATCGTTAAAAAAAGCCCACAGCAAATTAACCAGTACCGGACAGGAAATAACTTTTAACGAAAAGGAACTTGAAAAGGAACAACAGAAATTTGATTCATACGAATGGGTACTAAAAGCAGAAAAAGAATTTGATGTCATTTATGATCAATCTAAAAAAGTAGAAGGAATTAAAGAAGCACATGAAGAGCTACAGGATCGTATTGCTATTATTACTAATGCTCAAAATTCAGTGTCAGAAATAAATTTTACTGCTGCTGAAAAAGAACTTGCTACGATTGAAAAACAACAGCGAGAAATAGAAGCATCAGAAAAGCAGCTTTTTAAATTTAGCGAGCTTATAAAATCAATACAGCAACTGAGCAATAAACTCAGTACTGTTAATTTTGAAACTGCTATAACTGATATTGATTCGCTGCTGCATATGGATACAGAATATAAACAACAGCAAAAGCAATATAAAAAGCTGGATGAAATAATCCTATCTGCTAAAGGGATGATTCAGCAGCACCAAGTAAAGCAGGAAGAGATTAAAACGATAGAATTATTTTTGAAAGACAATATGCCAGATATATGTCCATTGTGCGGGTCGGAGGTACAGCATGGCTAAACGCAAACCTGATGCTATACTCTGCGCTGATCTGCATTTCCGGGACAGTCAGCCTGTATGTCGCGCTGATGATTATTTTGCAGCGCAGCGAAAAAAGATAGATTTTTTAAATGAGTTATGTGTCGAAATAAATAATCCTGATTTATTGGTACTCTGTGCCGGAGATGTATTTCATAAAGCGCGATCAAGTAAGCAGCTTGAAACATTCCTGCTGGAAAATATTTTATTCCACATGCATACTATCCCAGGCAATCACGACCTGCCAGAACATAATCTAAATAATCTGGATGATTCCAGCTTGGGGATTATGCAAGCAGCAGGAAAAAATATTACTGTGTATGAAACTCCGTTGGAGCAGATGCATGTCGTTGAAATAAAGGGGCGCAAAATAGGATTGATTCATAAGCTCACACATAACGAAACGCCGATCACCGCAGGAGAAACAATTATTTCCTATTCTGCAAAAAAATTATTAAAGGATTTTCCAGAACTGGATATAATAGTAACCGGAGACAATCATCAGACATTTACAGCAAAATATAAAAACAGATTATTAATAAATCCTGGTTCGCTGATGCGGATGACTGCCGATCAGATAGATCATCAGCCGTGCGTATATCTCTATTGTGCAGATGATAATACGGTCGATCGTGTTTATATTCCGATAGAAAAAAATGTTATCAGCAGAGTACATATTGAGAAGGATGAACAGTATAATAAACGGCTGGAATCCTACATCAGCGCGATGAATGAGCAGTATGAAGTATCATTATCATTTACAAAAAATATTGAAGCATATTTTAAAGTAAATGAAGTTAGAGAGCCGGTAAAAGAAATTATATGGGAGGTTATTGGATGAAAGATATCGCTGAACAACTGCTACAGCAAAAGAAGAAACTACAAGAGGCTAAAGAACAGGACATCAATATTCGTGGACGCATTGAAGCACTAATGGAAAATCTCAAAAAAGACTTTGGATGTGATTCTCTTGAAGCTGCAAATAATAAGCTGACAGAAATGAAGAGTAGCCTTGAAACAATGCAATCTGCTCTTGATAAAGCACTGGGGGCTTTCCAGAGGAAATATCAGCTATGAGTATTGAATCTATTCAATCAGCACTACAGTCTGCTCATACAATCAGAGACGCTACGGCATCAGCAATTACGGAACGACAATGCTCCATTAAAAAGTTAAAACGGTTATATAAAAATACGGAAGAGGCTCTGCGCATCCTTCAGGTTGTAGCGCAGAAAACCCAGGCGGAATTAGAATATGAAATATCAGAGATAGTTTCCCTTGCATTATCATCTGTATTTGATGAACCGTACGAATTTAAAGTAGAATTTACGATCAAGCGTGGACGGACCGAAGCTGATATTTATTTTATGAAGGACGGAAATAAATTTGATCCGATGTCTGATACCGGCGGCGGTGTGGTGGATATTGCTTCGTTCGCGCTGCGTCTTGCATTGTGGAATCTTGCACGGCCACGCAGCCGCAATGTTATTGTCCTGGATGAACCATTCAGATTCGTTGATAAAACCAGACAGGCAAAAGCGTCAGAGTTATTAGCAACAATATCAAAACGGCTGGGCATCCAGTTTATTATCGTGACTCATATTGATGAACTAAAAGAATTTGCAGATACTATATTTTATGTGGAGCAAAAAAATGGAATCAGCACCTGTACGCAAACGCTGCGGAGCATGTCATCAGATCAAAGAGATTGAGCATTTTTGCAAGCTGGATAAAAAATACAGCAAAGATGGATTCAATTCTATTTGTCGGCAATGCGATCATATTCGTGGCCGCCGGAGCTATTTTAAAAATATTAAAGTCAACAGAGAAAAACGAAAACAATGGCAGGATAATAACCATGATAAACACCTCCAACACGCAGCTAATTACAGAGCAAGAAAAAAAGCACAGAAACAAATTACCGAGACTAAAACAGCGGGTAGCAGCGATCATTCAGGCGCGCATGAACTCCAGCCGCCTGCCAGGAAAAGTACTGCTGCCAATAGGAAATAAATCAGCATTGCAGCATATCATTGATCGGCTGCAACAAAGCAAATCTATTACCGATATTATTGTAGCTACAACAGTATCGGACGAGGACAGAAAAATAGTTAATCATATTAAGGAACACTATAAACATGGCGTAACTATTTATCGTGGCAGCGAAGAGGATGTATTGTATCGAGTAGTCAAGGCTGCTAATCTGGTAGAATTGCCGAATACTATTATTGTTGATATTACCGGAGATTGCCCATTAGTCGATCCTATTATTATTGACGTCATGGTTCACAAACTGCTGTATTATAAACTTGATTATGTAAGTAATACAATAACGCGATCATGGCCGGACGGATTTGATGTACAAGTATATACCAAAGAAATTTTAAACAAAATCGAGCAGGTAGTTATTAACTCCCAGCATCGGCATCATACTGGCTGGAATATCGTTCATTACAGTAATGCATTTAAACGGCCATTGAAAATGATGAATGTCCCAGCACCAGATGATTGCTACTATCCACAATGGGGACTAACGCTTGATACTGCTGCCGATAAAGAATTATTATCAACTATAGTTTCACAGTATCCTGATTCGCATTTCACTGCCAGAGAGGTAATTGAATTGGTTAAAAAAAATCTTCACTGGTTGGAAATAAATAATTCAATCAAAAGAAATATTCCCGGCATGGGATAAGGAGAAAGCAAATGAAATTTTCAGAGATTATTTCTAAAATAAAAATAGCACGGAAAGTATATAATGTACTGATTGTTGGAGCTGGCAGCATCGGAGCGATGAAGCATGATAAATATGATTACCCTGGCGGCAATAATATTCTGACTATTGCACATGCCGCTGATGCTCATCCTAAAACACAGTTAGTGCAGATTATTGATAGCAATAAGGAACGATTGATTCAAGCCACAAAAAAATGGAACTGCGCTGGATCATTGAACATTAAAAGCAGCTATGAATGTCCGATTGTAGCTGTTTGTACTCCAACTGAATCCCATCATGATGTTATTAAGCAGGTAATAAAAAATATCAAAGGTGTAAAAGTTATTCTCGCTGAAAAACCATTTTGTAGTAATATCAAGCAGGCAAAGCAAATTAAAAAACTCTGCGATAAAAATAATATCATTCTGCTAATAGATTATATCAGAAACTATGACCCAGGACACCAGCTGCTGGCCAGCAAAATATGGAAAGGAGATTTTGGAATTATTTATAATGTTACTGTGCAATATACTCGCGGCATGGTCCATGAAGCGTGTCACGCAATCAACCTGATGAATGTATTTTTTGGCAAATGTAAATCCATTCAAATACCAAATAAAAAAGCTTTATTTGATCGGGATAAAAATGATCCCACGCGAATGGTAGTATTCAATTATGAACAATGTCCAAATGTAATATTTATGCCTGTAGACGGTAGAGCATATTCCATTTTTGAGATTACTATTATGACAGAAAAAGGGAAAATAGTTATTACAGATCATGGAAAAAGAATTGATTGGTACGGTCGAGTTCCTGAGCCGACATATGGTAGTTATGATACTATAACTGATAAACCAATCAGAACAAAAACAGAATTAACGCAGGCTCTATCATATTATGTCGGAACGGCAGTTAATGCAATAGAACTTCCTGATTTTGTAAATCCTTGTAGTATTGATGATGCAATTGAAGTGCATCGAATTCTTGAAGTATATAAAAAAATAGCAGGAGTAAAATAATGAAACTTGCAATTAATGGCGGAAAGCCTGTTAGGGATTATCCTTTCCCAGATCAATCAGCAATCGGCGATAATGAACGAGAAGCGGTTAATCTCTTCCTTTCTAAAAATCCATTACTGTCAAATTATCGTGGTAACTGGATTAAAGAATTTTGGGGAGGAACAGAAGTAAATAAATTTGAACGAGCATGGGGAGAACATTTTAAAACTGATTATAACCTTGCGGTCAACAGCTGTACCTCTGCATTACATATTGCCTGTGGAGCAATAGGACTACAGCCGGGAGATGAGGTAATCGTTACTCCGTGGTCGATGTCCTGTTCTGCTACCGCTCCATTACTGTATAAAGCAGTTCCGATATTCGCCGATATTGAACATGATCACTTTTGCTTGTCGTACGATTCTATTGTTGAAAAAATAACAGCAAAAACAAAAGCAATAATTGCGGTCAGCCTGTTCGGTTGCCCGATTGATCCGAGAATATACCAGCTTGCGAAAGAAAAAAATATATACCTGATTGAAGATGCTGCGCAGTCTCCAGGAGCAGGGTACTGGGCAGGGTACTGGCAGGAAGATAAACAGCTTCAGCTAATTGGTGGAATTGCTGATATAACCTGTTTCAGTTTTACTCAGGGGAAGCATATGACCTGCGGAGAAGGTGGGATGATATCAACTAATGATTATCATCTTGCTATGAGATGTGCTCTACTCCGTAACCACTCAGAATCGGTTATTGATGCAATGCCAAATAGCGTAGCAAGTTCCCTATGTATGCCAATAAATTTTATTCAGCTGCCAGGATTTAATATGCGGATGACTGAGATTAACGCTGTTATTATGCAAGAGCAACTATCCTCTCTTGATTGGCTCATCAGCTATCGGCAGCAGAATGTTCGTGATATTTACCACACTGTGCAGGATATCCCATTTATTTCAGCTGCTCCTGAACGCCCGAACACTAAAGATGTCTGCTATGTTCAGCCATTTTTCTTTGATGAACAGAAAGCAGGAATCAACCGGCATACATTTATCGAAGCAGTAAAAGCAGAGTTACCGATCGGTGAGAAGCGTAGACCTGACCGCCCGATGATCGGTGAAGGATATATCAAGCCGCTATACAGTATGCCCATATTCGGAAAGCCGGTTGATATGTTGCCGACAGCATATAATCTTTGGAAATCAGAATTTTTCCTGACAATGTATCATAATCTGAATCTTATAGATGCAGATATTATAACAATCGGAAATGCATTTAGTAAAGTTGCAGAAAATATTTCAGAGCTTAAATATCCGCGACACGAAAAAAATTATTACAAAGGAGCATGGAAATGAGACAATTATATTTTTATGCTGATCTCGGAAGTAATCACAACGGAGATATTACCAGAGCTAAAAAGCTAATTGATGCAGCAGCAGAGGCCGGATGCTGGGGAGTTAAAGTTCAGCTATTTTCTGCGGACGATATTTTTGCTCCGGGATTCGCTCCTGAAAAATCTATCCCGATATTGAAACGAGAATGGATTCCAGAGCTGGCAAAACATGCACATGCTGCCAAGCTGGAATTTGGCTGTACGATATTTAATCCGAATGATATGGGGCTGATTGATGAACATTGCGATTATATCAAAATTAGCTCATACGAAATGCTACGGACTGATTTATTAGAAGCTGCAAATTATATCTCATTACCAGTACATATCAGCACAGGCATGGCTACTATTGCAGAGATACAGACAGCAGTCCATCAAATTAAAAATAAATCAGTAGTACTCTACCACTGCTGCGCGGAATATCCTGCTCCAGTTGAACGCTGTAATATTGAACGAATAAAAACATTTCAAAATAAAATTATTCATGATGATATACGGATTGGATGGAGTCACCACTCAGACAGTTATATTCCAGTATTATCCGCTGTAGCAATAGGATGCAGTCACATCGAAATACATATTGATCTTAGTGATATGATAGGACACGAGACCAAGCACAGACATTGCTGGATTCCAGCACGATTAAATACAACAATCTATATGTCACAGCAAATAGTTAAAAGTATGCAGTATGTTTCTGTTGAAGATATATATAAACAAGAACGGCTAAAACGCGCCGATCCTATAGACTTTAGGCGGCCATATCAATCTATACGGGAGAAAAATTAAATGCTCTATTCATTACAAGGAAAGGAAGTTCTTATTATCGGCGGGACCGGATCACTGGGATCAACTCTGGCTAAAAAATTTATTGCAGAGCAGAATCAGCATAAACTTAAAGGGCTCCGAATATATTCACGAGATGAATTTAAGCAATTTCATCTCCAAAACGAGCTGGTAGGATCATCCCTACCAGTTGCTTTTTTAATCGGGGATGTTCGTGACTATAATAGACTGTACCGTGCTATGCAAGGGGTTGATATTGTTATCAATGCAGCAGCAATGAAACAAGTCCCGGCCTGCGAAGATAATCCGCTTGAGGCAGTAAAAACAAATATTGATGGAGCTACAAATATTATCAATGCAGCAATCAACACGCAAGTTAATTATGTACTTCATATCAGCACCGACAAAGCAGTGTACCCGATCAACCTGTACGGAGCAACTAAAACAGTAGCAGAAAAATTATTTCTTCATGCGAATGTATATAGTCCTCATACTACAAAGTTCGCCTGTTGTCGTTATGGCAATGTACTTGCATCACGAGGATCATTGATTCCGCTGCTGAAAGAACAGTATATAAAAACAGGAGCAGTAACGTTGACACATAACGATATGACTCGATTTTTTATTAAGTTACCGGATGTTGCTCAGTTTATTATTGATAGTATGTTAGAAATTGTTGGCGGAGAAATATTTATTCCGAAAATGAAGTCAATGAAAATTATAGATGTAATAAAAGCAGTGGTGCCAGAAGCAGCAATAACTACAACTGGTATCCGGCCTGGGGAAAAATTACACGAAGTACTTATATCATCTGAAGAAATGAAACACGTTATTGAATTTAAAGATCGATATAAAATATTGCCACAAGAGACAGGAAGATCGATCGGGCTACAATACTATGGAAGTCATCCGTCACACAATCCAGAATTTTTAACTGAACCAAAACAGGTCCAGGAATTTTTACAACAGCAGGGGGTATTATCATGATGAGTGCGTTCTATTTTTTTACAATCAAAGGAAATAAATTTGCTCTTGCTCCATTCAGCAGAAAAACATTAGAGAATAAAAATATTGAATCAAATTATAGATCGTGGTTTCACGATCAGCGAGTTACTAAATATAACAGCCACGGACTATTCCCATATACAGAAAAACAATTTAATGAATATATGGATGAATTAGACCATCCCACAAATAAGCTGGTAATGGGAATTTTTCATGTTGATACTAACAGGCATATCGGGAATGTCAGTTTGCAATCTATCGACTGGATTAACCGATCTGCCGAGCTTGCTATTATTATCGGAGAAACAGACTATCATAATTCAGGAGTTGGAAAATATGCCTGCCAGCTTATGCTTGAACATGGATTTTTAAAAATGAATCTGCACCGAATATGGACAGGGACAGCAACAACAAATATTCCAATGGTTAACCTTGCCTTATCCTGTGGATTTTCTCATGAAGGAACATTCAGACAAGCTTCTTTTCTTGAAGGAAAATATACAAACATCCAGGAATTTGGACTGCTTGTTCATGAATACATTGCTATACTGGAGAAAGAAAATGCCACGAAATCCAAATGAAGTAATTAATGATATTCAAAAAGTACGAACTAAAAATAATGAACTGTGGATGCAACTTCTCAGAATTGCAATGCAGAATGATCCAGAACAGACCAAGCATATCATGAAAAAGATTCGTAACAATGATTTAAAAATATCAAGCCTGACAGGAGAGTTGGCTGATGAATAATTACCAAAAAAATCTGAAAGCATTTAAAAACAACCACACCTTTTTGATCGAGCGATTGCAGGGAGAAATAGAAAAGACTCCCTGGTTCTTTCCGTATGAGCATGGATTCAATATTAAGACAGACCAAAATGAAATTATTAAAGGCACCGCTAATAATAATCCCGACGAACTGACTAAAAATTATCAGATGCATTCTGATGAAGCAAGCGTAGTATTTGGCATCGGGGACGGTTCATTGCTCTATTCTATATGCCAGCACAAAAAGAAATTACATGTAGTCCTTGTCTATGAATCGCAACTTGATATTATTAAGTTTGCTCTTGAACGATACAATTTTAGCAAATGGATAAAAAATGGGACATTGCTTTTTATTGCAGATAAAGAACAGAATGAATTATCATCTCTTGTATCTGTAATTGATAATGGTAATGTTATTCAGGATTGGATATTTTTTGCAGAACCATATGTCATCAACAAACGATCGGTCTACGGCCAGGTGTTCGATGATACGCAGCGGCTGATAAATCACCTGCGCTGTAATACAGGTACACTGATGCAAGCAGGAAAAATAATTGCAAAGAATGATATTGAAAACCTGCCGTATGTTATTCGACATAATGGGATTAACGTGCTGAAAGAAGCATTCAAAGATAAGCCTGCTATTCTTGTCAGTACTGGTCCCAGCCTGTCAAAAAATATTCATTACATAAAAGAGATACAGGACAAAGTAATTATTATTGCAGTTGGTCAGGCTCTGCGAATATTACAGGCATATGATATTACTCCTGATTTTATTTGCACAGTGGATTTTGGTGAGGTTAATATGTCTCACTTTGTTGGGTTGATGGATTCTGGTGTGCCACTGATTGCGCTTAATCGCTGTTATGCCCCGCTACTTAAACAATGGCAAGGACCAAAGTTTATCAGTAGCAGTATCAATCCTGGATTTGAAAACACAATCATTGGCATACTTGATGATCGGGGAGCATTGGAGCAAGGCGGATCGGTTGCTCATTTCAATCTTGGCGTTGCATTGCATTTTGGATGCGATCCAATTATCATAATCGGACAAGACCTGGCACTCACTGATGGATTATCCCACAACCTCAATGCTGATAGTGCAGGCTTTACCTATATTGATAATGGAATGATTATGTGGTCGGTGCATGATCCACGGAGCAATCTACTGAACAAAGAACAGCATAGTATGGGTCCGGCAATCATGGTGCCTGGTTACATGGGACAGCCGGTAATCACTAACGTGGGCCTCGCTTCATTTATCACCGCATTTGAAGATATTATTAAACGCAGGTGCGCGGATATAACTGTAATCAATGCGACAGAAGGTGGCGCACGCATACCTGGTGCAAAGCAGATGGCATTGACGAAAGCAATAGAAAAATATTGCACTGCTCCAGTCGACCGATCGATTATCACACAGCACCTGGGACTGAAACCTGATTACAAACAAGACATAGAAAAGGCAATCAAGCTCATTGAGGACGATCTGGTTATCTTAAATGATCTTGTAAAAGAGACTGCTGCTGGGTTGCTGTCAAATGAAGCACTGCAAAAGATTATTGGCAAAAAAGTTAGCAAGGAAAAATTTGAAGAGCTGTTAGCAAAGAACGCCGAACACAGCAATAAAGCAGCAGAATTATCTGACAAGAACGCATTACTCAAACTGCATATCTATCATGCCAGTAGGCAAATACAGACCAGGCAGATGAAAGTTAAAGGAACAACAAATCATCTGTATAAAAGTAAGAGTGATTTTCAAATCAGGGTAGAGCGCAATAAACTTATTCTTGAAACTGCGCAGCAGGCAGCAGAAGAATTGATTGTAAGTTATACCGAGACCTTGAAAATATTGAAGCAATCGTTGGTTAATGAATCGGTATTGAGTAGCCCGGTAGACTATACTCCTACTGTTGCTGATGCTGAGGAGTATTTTAAAATTGGTAACTGGGCGCGGCCATATCTCGATGCGCTGGTGCTCAATGATCAGGAAGTGGCCGCAAAGGCAGTTGAGATGCGTGATGCAAAAATTGCAGCAGAAAAAGAACGCGCAGCAGATACCGCAAAGATAATTGAGTACAACGAACTGGTGTACGAGGCACAGCAATGCGGACTGAAGCAAAAAAATTATCAGCGATCATTTGAGTTATTGGATGAGGCAGAACGGTTAATGCCTGAGCGATTTGATGCACAATGGGGCAGGGCTACCGCACTATTTCACATTGATAAATTCAATGAATCGCTGGCACAGTACAATTCGCTGATTGAAAAGTATCCTGATAATGAGCGGCTCAAGTTTGAACGTAATTTAGTTCTACTTGAAATTGATGCGGATAAAGGGCTGGCCGAAATGAAAGAGTTCCTCGGAGTGAGCAGTCAGTTCCAATACTTTTGGCGGCATATTGCCGAATTGTACCGGGCAACCGATCCGACAAAGGCACGGGCTGCGTATGAGCTGTATTTGCAGAAATTTCCCGACGATCAAGAGGCTAAAGCAGCATTTGAGCAGCTTGGAAATGCCTCGTAGAATCACTCTCTGTGGCTCTATTTAGAAACCTATAGGGAGTTATATGCTTTTTAATAGCCTGCTTGAAAACAGGCTATTTTTGTCAAAATATTATAGATGTTAGTCTTGACTAATTTATTTAACTTTTTTTATTTTTTTTATGTTTTTTAGTTTACTTTTTTAATATGATTTTATATATTGTATACATAAAGAAAATTTAACACAAAGGAGATTGATTATGAAAACACAAGTTACTATCGAAAGACGCAGAGCATGTTTTCGCGGAACCTACGGGATGAGAAACGCAATAACTCGCACAGTAAAAATTAAATCGGAAAAAGATATTCAGATCATCGCAAATGTGGTTGCACGAAATGAAGGTTGTGGCTCAGCAACTGAAATTAGGTTTGCAAAAACTGATGTCGCATATGTAGCAGATCATACTCGGTATGGATACCGAAAAATCACAACTGGACAATATGTGCCGAACAAATATGTCCGTAATTTTGGTTGGAAAAATACATACTATCAGAATGCAGAAACCGTAGTAGTACTTCCGATTAGCCTTGTAGAGCAGTTCTTGGTATGAATAAACGAGTTACTGTAGACCTGCTGAATAAATACTACCAGCTCGGAGCCGACCGAGCTGGTAGTCGCATGGCTAAGGAAACAAGTATATCAATCCAAATATGTCTGATGTTTCTTGATGCACCTACCTTCAGGGCAGGGCTTGATGTTTTGAAAAAATTCTATATCTGGATATACGATGAACGACAAGGGAGGTCCACCAATGATTATTAGATCACTTCTTATTATGCTGTTGCTGTGTTCGACTGCTTTTGCAAAGGTCGATGCAAAAATAACCTTTAGCGGTGATGTGGCACTGGGCTCGGACATTGCCAGCTACAATGCGTTTTGTGATATGAAAGTAGGATTCAACATCTACTTCTGGAAATGCAAAAATACATTGTACGGTGGTTCATTAACCTGGATGCAAATGGATTGGAGCGGAGCGAGTGCATACCCGTTCAGAGAGATTTATTTTTATGGCAATAGATTTTCACTTGTCGGATTCTATATTGATGTGAAGCACTTTTGCAACCATCCGGTGTATAGCTCAAAGATTCATGGCGAACCAATGCGGGAGAATTACAAATGGTGGAGCAATGAGTGGGGGCAAACAATTACTGCCATTTCAATCGGCTATGAGTTTGAATTCGATGTGTGGCATAATTAACTACCACAGAGCTGCAAAGGATAGTCTGACCGATACCGATACGTGTTCGGCAACATCAGGCTCATCCAATGCAGCAACTGTAAGGCCAGGGCCGCAAAAAAATTCCACCTGTTTGATCGCTCCTATCCGGTATAGATAATCAATTGACCCACCGGGCAGCCATGCACCACCATAATAACCGCCATTGAATCCAATCATTAACCAATGCTTTCTGATCACTGGCTGCCAGCGTGTGGGACGAGGGATAGTTATATCACAAATGCTCTCACCGGCGGCAGTGGCAACAAATGCCATATAATCATCAGTGGCTTTGACAGTTCCGATTTGGATGCTGCAACCAACATTTTTTATGTTTGGTCGTGGCTTGACCGTTGGCTGTTGTGGTATATCAGTTGGAGTGCATCGAGCAAGTCCATCATTGCGGCCAACAACATAGACCGCAATGTGGGATGCAACCAGCAATAATACTCCAATAACTGCGCCAGCAATAATCAACCGGCGTTTCATTGAAATGCCTTTGACAACGCAATTTGAATTCCACCGCAATAGAATCCGTATGCAATCACAGCCAGAGACAGCACAATCAGAATAAACGCATTACGCCTGCGCTGTTTATCTGATCGTCCCATCTCTTCCCATATCCACTTCATTGTTGATTTAATGCTCATGCTTTTAACTCCTCTGATATTGATTGTATAAAGTCAATCCAGGATTCTGAATCCTGAATAAACGGTACTGGACATTGTTTGCCGGTTAGATCATAATGCCTGAGTAATAACACCTTACCTTTCGATGGAGCTCCAATTGCCTGCTGTGGATTAACCGATCTGCTATCAATCTGCAAATGATGGTCCTGGCAAAAAGATACAATAGACTGCTTGCACCATGCCACAGCTCCAAGCCAATCAGTATCTGAATTTTTAATTTCATCGTTATTACATATTTCCCAGCTAATAGTATAATGATTTTGAGCATGAGCAAATACATTATGAGCGATTGGCTGCTGGCCTTTATATTGCTCTGTCCACTGTAATCGCGCATCGCCAACAGCATACGCGACCTCGTTAAACGGGATCGCCTGTACTGTTTTATGCATATCGCAGAATACATGTGCAGAGCCAAAACGAAATGGAGTTTTCCCATCCACCTCATATATTTTTCCAGACTCTCCCTTGATATACGCACGACCGATCCACTTGATATTAGCATCGGCCCCCATCTTCGGGCTGTCGTTTGCGGTGTAGTGAACAACTAATCCATATAACCCTTTTAATGCTATTCCTGGACGATTCGGATGACCTGCTGGCAATAGTTTCTGTTCCATTATATAGCCTCCTGAGAATATACAATCCAGCCCTTATTATATGCTTCAATCTGTGCTGGGGATGGGCTTTTCGTATCTGCAATATCTGCGATATGAATATTACCAGCTAACATCGCTTTATGGGTTATGTCTGAGCAATGAAACGAATACGGGTCATCCTGTAATTTAAGCAGCCACATAACCAACCCGATAGAATCGTACGGCCTGCCAATTTTATCTACCAGATATGCCAGTATCTTTTTCTGATTGCCAGTTCTTATTTTTCGTATTGTGACTTTTCGTTTTTGATATTTGCTCCAATCAATTGCGACAAGGCCAATATCTTCTGCACTCCAGCATAAGCACTTTGTATTTTCTCCTACAACTCGACGATAATAATATGCCCATGATGCAGATATCTTACCCCACTGGCCCAGGGTAAATTGCTCTCGTAAATTTTCAGAATAAAATATCGGTACTGTATGGCTGATGCCCTTGCTAAAATATCCAATTACTTTAGCAAGAAATGTATTATTGCGGCTCCAGATATTAGCATAGTATAATCCCTCGCCATTGTCTTTAAATACTTTCAGAGCATATTGTTCAAGTGGTATATGCCTTGAGCCCTTCCACTTCGAGCGGAAATATTTTTGAAACAGAAGATTGATCCATTTCATCATGCTCCTCCAGCATATCAGAATAAATTGAGGCCAATAATAAACATGCAGCTATGCATTTTAGATACATCGTTTCAGTGCATCGACGTTGAATGCAATGGCTACAAAAAAATATCATCAACTCATGATATTTCTGTATTGAGGTGTATCTCATAATATATGCAGCTTTTCCATAAACTTGTCAAAATTGCCCACATGCCGATCCAGCCGCAAATGAAGAGCATCAACTTTTTCTTCAATGCGGCCTAATCGTTCATGATGATCCAATACTGTTTTTGCAAAGCTGATCTGCCCTTCCTGCCGGGCTTTCATCTCAGAAACAGTCTCGCTGATTTTAGTCAGCTTATCGTTATCAGCATCTGCCTTTCTGAAACGATCGATAATGAAATAACCAATCGCGGCAGTAAAAAATGCAAATGCTGTTCCGATAATTGCCTGTACTGTTGGATCATTAAAGTTCATGCTTTGCTCCGCTTCTTATAACAATCAATCATACAACGGCGATGTCGGTACAGCCATTCACTGACTGCGCTCGCTGCTGTTCCGTTGCCGCCAGCATATCCTCCTCTGATCGAAATGTGATCGGCTGTTTCTTCGCAATCAGCCCTAACTGTCGCAGCAGTGTCGGGAAAATTACGATATAACTCAAACAGAGCAACAAGAGCATTTTCAACAAGGGCACGGACGATTTTTTCTCTGAGCTGTGACATCTGAACATGGCCTCCCTCCAGTACTATTAAATATTATGTCCACGCTGTTGCCATTGTACTAAATTTATTAGTTATTGCTGCATCGGTTGTATCCATGTAATCATTTCCTGCATTAGCAGCTTCATCAGTATTAAGGGCTGCTCCATAAGTACAATTATGAAACCCCTCTGCTGTTCCACTGCTCGAATCTATATCGGACACATAACACGCAGAAATCTGATCGCACCCGTAAAATCCATACGCATTTTTTGTATCTGAATCTATATCAGAAGCACAACATGCAGAAATTTGATCGCAACTATAAAATCCATATGCAGTTTCTGATGATGAATCTATATCAAAAGCATAACATGCAGAAATTCGATGACAGTTAAGAAATCCATAAGCATTTCCTGCTGGTGAATCTATATCGGTGGAATAACATGCAGAAATTTGATAACTGTTACGAAATCCATAAGCAAACCCTACTCCTGTAGCATCGATCATACTAACTGTACATCCTGATACCTGTGTACACTGATAAAATCCAGATGTATTCTTATTAACCGCGCTCTGTATATCCGTCGCCATGCTTGCCGAAACCTGCATACAAATATGATACCCATATGCTACACCAGTTCCGCTTGTATCTATATCGGAAACCTTACATGCAGAAACTTGATTACAGGTATAAAATCCAGCACAATTACCATTAGCTGAATCAAGAATATATACTTGTGAGCTGGAAATATTATCGCAGGTTGAAAATCCATGCAGCACACCAGTTCCAGTACAAGCACAATCATTAACCGTACATCCCGACATATTTTGACAGAGATAAAATCCAAAAATATTCCCAGAGCTTGTCAATGTGCTGACTCGACAATTTATATACTTGGTAGACCAGTTATGGAAAGCAGTCGCGCTCCCCTGGAATCCGGTCATGTTTGTATTACTCAGTCGAGTTGTAACAACACAATTATCGAATACAGCAGCAGCGGCCGACAATAGAAATGAACCTTGAACCGCAGATGCGACTGTCCCGAGCCCCTTAATCATTATATTTTTGAGATAGCAGCGCGTCGTGTTCACATTCAAATAACCGGGAGTGTTCCCAAAAGTAATTACTGCGTCACGTTCAAATTCCAAATGAGCTACATTGTTAGTTTGTAATTGTCCCCACGTATCCCCGCCGGACAATGTTAATGTATAATCTCCAACCTTGACAAATACCGATTTATAATCATCTTTAAATTGATATGTATTAGCTGCTGTCCGCTCAATAATAGCATCCCACGATGCTTGACTTGCCACAACAGCATCATAGGTTGGGATCAATGCAAGAATAGCAGCAAGCAACTGGTTACGCGTATCGGTTGCAGCAGTCTGAATTGCCTGGCCGCTGTATTCTATAACAGCTGCCAGCTCTTCCTGAATGCTGTTTAAAGCATCAGCAGTTATAGTAGTAGGAGGCGGTCCCGCTGAATAGAGACCGCTGACGTTGTTAGCACCTTCTGTTCTATGCATGAGACCACCTCTTCCTTTTTATTATCCTTTAATCGCCCATTCAGGTTCAAAGCGATATGCTCCGGTAGCAACACCGGCATCACTTACTTCCACCCATCCGACAATCATTGTAGAGTTTGCTGTTGCTACAACTCCGATGCTGCCAGTAGAACCCGTTGAGCCAAGATATACCGGCTTGCCCATGAACCCACTAAAGGTCGCAGAAAATGAACTGTTACGAACAATACCCTTGCGGAGAATATTACAGGTTGCTGCATCTGATGTATAACTATCACATGCAACCCCAAGAATGCCTGTAGTAGTAGATGCTGCAATACAGGCACGTTTCCAAACGCCGCTTGCATGTAAATACATAATGTTACCAAATGAACAATCACTTCCAACAGTCTGAGAATAGTCAATCCACCCAACTGCTGTTTTATCAGTAGTATTTTTCCTAACTTCCGGGTCTTTCCAAAAATCTCCAGGATTGACAAACTCCTCCTCCATGACCGTAACCATAAAATCCCTGAAGTCCTGCGCACTGATCTGTCCAGTGACATTGTCTGCCATCAGTGCAAGCAGGGCCGCGCGTGTACGTTGCGTATCAGCCATTGTATAGCCTCCTCTAAATTACACTGGACGTATAAAGTCCGTGCTGAATATATCATTCTGAAACGCACCACCGTGATGCGTATCAAATGCAGAATTAAATGCCTGATCATATGGTCCAGTTAAATATGTTCCATCATATGTATGATGCGCTGCAAAGTCAGTGCTGAATCCCCAGTTAAACTGTGGTATCGGAATACTATCATCATTTGATGGGAGTGCTTCAAAGCTCCAATCAAATCCGTGATCGAACGCAGCATTAAGAAAGGCATATTGATCACGCATATGCGAGGGTTTAATTGGACGCAGCGTTTCAATTACTGGATCAAGTGATCGTACTCGTGATTGGTATATTGTAATATCATTTGTCGGATGCATTGCAAAATCAGTACTGAATCCAATATCAAATTCACCTTCGTCGCCGTTAATATCTACATTAACTGTAAAAATAAATATAATAGATTGATCTCCAACTGTATCTCCAACAGTTGCAACATTAACCCAGGCTGGAGTATATTCAGTTATCGTTATTGTATATCCCAATGCCGCAAGTACTTCGATGTAATACGTTGGGTATAATCCGCCGGTACTGAGTAATAGTGTATGTAATATTTGCTGCCGCTCTGTATCAGATAATGAGCTATTGTCAATCCCGTAATCAGCTTCATGTTCATCTAATAATTCAGAAGCATAGATAACATGGCCTTCTCGTTTCAGATCAATCTGCCGCCCTTCTATCTTAGCGAACTCTTCTGCCAGAGCGTAGCAATATTGATCAAGCACGGAATCAAGCTCTTTATTCCATGCACGGCCGCGTGGAAATAATCCTTTAATGAGCTGCTTGTATTGTAATACTGTTCGTGCCATTATGCATAATCCTGTAATGTAACAGTACCGAGCACCGGGACTCGGTTAGAGGCTATGCCAATATCATCCGTAGGAGATATAGTTTTGTGAGCTACTTCTGTTGCTGATGCAGATATAGCAGCGTCGATATCAGATAGATAAATAGTTTTTGCAGGACCCCCTTTAATCAATATCATATCACGCAATTTTTCTTCTACTTCAGATTGTACTGTAGAATTGTTCGGACTAATCATAATAGTAAAATCCAGCGTTTCTTCCTGTAATTCAATCATGATAAGTCCCGGCTCTGCCCCAACCGGACATCCTACAGTCAGGCCGGTCAACGGATCAGTATGCTCTACTAAATATTCCCGAGTAGTTGCCATTTCAGCCGCTGAAGGGATAATGCTGGTATCATCATCACGAACAAATGCACATCCTACTGTACCAATACCATAATATTCAGGAATCGCCCATGCACGAGTATTACCAGAGATTTCAAGCATCCAGTTTTCGTAATCAAAATCAGCCCCGCCGTGGGGAGCCCTGCGCTTGCGCGTGAGCACTCTGGCGCGATAATCTTCATCCTCTTCCTCGTCTAATCCGCCGGTGATACCACTGGAATCCACAGTAATATAAGAATCAACGCCAGCAATAGGACTGACAAAATATAAATATATACCGCCTTCATCGTTGCTCTCCTCTCCATACTCTTCAGCTGTGAATGATACTGTAGCAGCCCCGCTTGCAAGAATATATTCTTCATCAGTAAAATAAGATTTATCTGCATCGCTGATTAACTCAGTCCCGGCAGGAATTACTGTTCCTGATGTTCCTGTCGCTGCGCCCGATCCTATTGCCTTTGTCGGTGATTTTCTCGCTACTCCATATTCATTTCCATGTACTTCAAGATCATCAGTATCGGCAGTAGTTACAAATAGCTGGTTCTTTTCGTATTGTAAATATCCATATATCAGATGACATGCTCCCGCATATACCCGTGCCTGTATTTTTAAAATAGCGCGACGCAGCAGCGAGGTAGCTCCATCAATACGGGTTTTAAAATCAGACTGTATTCGTTCATCCAGTTCAGATAATGTTGGCCTGTCGAACGGCATTATATTACCTCCATCGCTTTCCACAAATCATCAAAGGCAACTGTAGTTTTACTTCCTGAATTTCTTGATAGATCAATTTGAGTATAAATTCTATCAAGCCCATTTCGTTCTACAGTTACCACTATGTCCGCAACTACTCCATCATCAAGCATCCATTGTAAGCACTCTTCAATATATTCTTTTACTTTTGCTAAAATTTTTGTCGTTATTTTTTGCCGATATAATAACCATAATCTGCTGCCTGTTTTATCTCCATCGGTTTCAAGAGCATCGCCCCACCAGCCACGGCGATCATTTACATCATCAAGATCATCATCAACATCGGCACGGCGGTCAGTAAATAAGCTGATTAGTACTGCGGTTTCCAGTCCTGCCTCTTTGGTAAAATCAGAATCAGTAATGGACATATCGGCTACGCCATTATCATTATCCCAGGTTAATTTCACATCGGTCATGGTAGCCTCACTTTATCAACCTTGCAATTATCGATCACAGACGAATTTTGCGTTGCAGTAACTTCAGATGTTATTGAAGCAAGCCCCGGCATAACCTTTGTTATAACATGGGTGTGAGAATTATAATCGTCTTTCAGTTTATTAAATTCGGTTTTCAGATCATTAAAAGCTACAGCATAATCATCTTTCCCATTAACCTCTACCTCTTCATTTTTATTACACTTTACATAGTTGTTAAATTTACTGTATAAAGATGATTCTCCTTCCTCTAAATCTGTTGGTCTATTTTCTCTATCGTGAATTGATAATACCATTCCCTGATCACGATTGCCGTTTACAAAAAGAACTACAGCCTGTCCCTGAACAGGATATGCTTCAAATCCATATGGAGATAATACTTCAATACCTGTAATAGTTTCTCCATTCAGTCCGGTAACTTGCACCGTGGCAGTCTTTGTTCCATTATCTACTGCTGATAATATAGCTCTACCGATTAGCAGGTATATTTTTCTTTTCAACATATCGAGCAAATGGTTCATGCATCAAATCCTGTCTTAATATCTATTTCAGCAGCACTGCCTGAATATGTATCTTTATCTACAACTAACAATGTGCTGTATGCTCCATCGTCATCATCAAGAATATACGATACATCGCTAATTAAAAATTGAGTTGCATCAATTCCTAATATTTTATCATATACCGTTACCAGAGAATTTATTTGCCAGATGCTTCCATCACTCTGCATCCATCCAGGAACATGATAAATAATTCCTCTACTATGTCCTGCTCTAACTCTGGCCTCCCAACGAGCACGATCTCGACATTTACCAGTATCAGTTGCACGGTCAGCAAATACCGTTAACGGTCTGTATCGTGTAATAATCGGATCAGCACAATTTCCTGACGGTTCAATAAAATCGGTAAGCTGTTTATTATCTCCACCAATACCATATCCCTTAACGATATAATCAGAATATCGTTTACTGTCATCCTGGATTAATTTTCCATACGTTGCATTTGCATCGAACTGTATTGGATCAGTTGCTTTTCTTGTAGTGCTGGATTTGGTTAGCGTTAATTTTCCGTCTCCATATGATAACGGCAATATCCCAGCGTCCCGACATATCTCTGCTACCATCTCATAGATATATTCTCCTTCATTTGCTTTAAATGAATCTATCTTTACGTTCGCTGCTGTAGCTGCTGAACTATCAATAGTCAGATCAATATCAAACGGTTCAAGCAATCGACGGATAATATTTGCTCGAGTCTGTTTTTTAAATTCATTGTTCGATTCTGCATAGGTACAATCTATTATATCACAAGTTTTATCTCTGCCAATAAACTGGATATTGAATCGCCGTCCACCATATTCGATCGGGATGCTATCAATATATCCAGTAACAACCGTTTGATTTTCGATAAAAACAGTAACAGTATCCCCCTTTTTTATTTTCCATTTACTGCTTGAATTACCAGCACTAAAATCATTGCTTAAAAAACCGAATGATCCAGCTATGGTCTGCATGCTGGTATCAACTCGCATCTGATTCCATGAGGTGTATTCATTCTCACCAATGCGCAATCCGAATTTTGTAGCAACTTTTTTTGTCATGCTTCAAGCACCAATATATCAGTTTGCTCCGGGATAAATCCTGGATGTCTGACGGTCAATTTATTCTTATTAAAAATTTCAGCACACCTATCTATATCTTCATAAAGATTATATGCAAGTTCCAGTGTACTCATTGCCTGGTTGCCGTTGCTATAGGTTACTTCAGCTTGTAGTGTATTTATTTTTTCAAGCATCAGATTAGCAAGACTGGCACGGAGCATTTCTGTTGCCATATAAATATCAGTAACATCTAAATCAACTTGCTCTCCAAGCCGTAATAAAAATTCATCAAAGGCATCAAGCATCCGATTTAAATAATCCTGTAATTGGTTACGGCTGCTAAAATTGATCCGTACAAATATTTTACAGGCATATGATAACAATAAAAACTTAACAATATCCAATACCAGAGCGCGATTATCCTCTTGCTCTGCTGATGATGTCGCTAAATCATCTTCACCAAAATTTTGTGCAGTAATCATATTAACAATCAGCGACTGGCCTAATGCTTCCGGGATGCTGGTTCCATCCAGCGTAACCTGATTGCCACGAACTGTTCCTGAGCATCCTCCAGCTACCCCTCCCTGAATAACTGTACCGGCAAGGCCGCATAAATATTTAAACGATTCACAGCCAGATTGCATCGTTTCGTATAAATCGCAGGGAGAATCAAGCACTGAAACAATAGTATTGATTGCAGTGTTAATAACTCCAATCGCTGTAGCAAGAGATGATTTTAATACATTATTAACCGAGTTTACTGCTTGCTGTACTTTCATCATCGCATATACAGCATCCTGTCCCAGCCCCTCAACAAATCCCGCTGCTGTATTCATCGTATTTATAAAATTATCAATCGAATAATTATTTGCCGTATCGATAACAGCATCCATCTTTGCAGCAGGGTCAGTTATTTTCCCTGGGAATAATTCATCCTCTTCCAGAGCAAATTCAATATCGAAATATGCAATACCGCCATCAGAATAAGTTTCACTAACAGTATATCGTATCGGATGAACTCTGCGCTTCCCGAAATATGGATGAATCAACGTACCAACGTTATAAATATCATTATCAGTATTATTCTGAAGTACATCAAGTAGCTTATCACGATTGTTAAAATAATCAAAATCATTATCAGTATTCTGAATAACATAAGCCCCGATAGAAAACTTCGGAAGCTCAGGACCCATATCAGTTGTGATGGTCCGGGCCTGCCAGCGTTCCGTTTCTTTTATTCGACGACCGCCGGTGATACTATGCCCTTCTACTTTAAAGGGAACACCGCGAAATGATGCATCTTGTAAATTATCTTTCCAACTCATATCTTATGCCCCTGATGTTACCATACCGCCCCAGGTACTGCCATTATTTGTCTGGGTTTTTACTTTTGCATTTCCTTTATTAGATACTTTATCAATTGTAGTTTGTGCGCCCCCTTCAGACCTGACTTTCAGGTTAATATCAGTCTGGGATTTATTTGATATCACATTTTTACCCGCTTCTTTTATTCCTGATAAAGCTCCCGTCACATTCTCTGCTGGGCTTCCTCCCTTACCTCCGACAAGGCCAAAAGTCAATAACGGAGCGACATAGTTCATGAATAAATCTTTCAGCATAGTGAGCTTTTCGATTACCCAATCAACTCCTGCTGCTATTTTATCCACTACCAAATCCCAATTTTTATAAAGCAATACGAGGCCTACAATAACAGCAGCTATTGCAAGAGCAACCCATACCAGCGGATTTACCGCCATCGCTGCATTCAATAACCAGGTAGCAATACTGGCCATTCGAATTGATTTAGCAAGTTGCAAAAAAGTTTGGACAGCGCTGGCTGCAATAAATGCTTTAGTCAATGCTGTATATATTGCAAACCAGATAACGAGAAAATATAATGCATATCGTACTTTATACAATACTTTTACAAGCTGCATAAAAATAATCAGCACCGGCTTTAATACTGCCAAAACTATTTTTATCAATACTCCCAACTCAGAAAAGAAATCACTAACACCTGTTCCAATAGCTTCTTTATTTTTTGCTATCCAATCACCTAACGGTTGCAACAAATCAGTAATGCCCGAGAACAATTTAGCAAGCGCAGGCAGCATCAAGTAACCGATATTGGCTTTGAAATTAAATGCTAAATTCTTGAATCTATTTTCTTGTGCTGCAAAGTTCTTAGATGCAGATGCTGCGCTACTTGCATATTGATCACGCAGAGCTTTACCAAATGCAGGAATAAATTTTTCAGCAGTTAATTTTCCTGCTTGCATGAATTTTGATAATTCCTGCTCTGACATATTCATTGCTTTTGCAGCAAGAGAAAACGCTCCAGGAATCCGCTCTCCTAACTGGCCCCGAAGCTCTTCAGCCTGGACTGTCCCTTTACTGATCATCTGCGATAAGGCAAGTAATGCCCCTTCAGCCTGCTCTGCTGGAAGTTGTAAGGATGTCGCCGCCTCTGATACTCCAATAAATACCTGCTTAACATCTTCATTTGAAACCTTTGAAGTCTTTGATGCGGCAGCAATTTTCATGTAAGCGAGCGCAGTTGATTTTAATTCAAGGCCAAGCCGATTAACTTCACCCCGAACAAACTTCATCTGTTTATCAGCATCACCGTCGAATACCGATTGATATGATATTTTTAACGCATCTAAATCTTTGGCTGCTTGTTTACTCTCCTGAGCAAATTGCACAATAGCAGACCCTGCTTTCATTACTACATTAGCAATCAAAAAGCCTTTAGCTGTCTCACCTATTTTATTTCCCAGCTTTGCAAACATACCAATCTTTTTAGATGATTCATTTGCAGCAGCGGCTGCTTGCTTCATACTTGCCGTCATTTTTTTAAGTCCAGCAGACATGCCATCAAGCAGAGTGAGTTTAAAGCTGACTGAAAAATTGGTTGCCACTATGCATTCCCCATAAATTTAGAAATCGTTTTTATTCCCTTACACCAGAATACAAATTCATCCATTTGCATTTCCCATACATCCGCAGGCTTGAAAATATATTGAACCAGATAAACCAGCTCTTCCCAATCCGGCGGAACTATGATAAAAAATCATCACTTCCCATCATATCGCTAATCTTTTTAAAATCAGCGATGTCAAGTTCGTCAATATCCTTTTCTGTTAAAGATGTTATTTGCAGCAGCAGGGGAATAGCCTCATCCATCGTCAGTGAAGCATTCTCTCCCTGCTGCTGCAATTTTTCAAGAAGCTCCTTTGGGAGTGCCCTTAAATGTTTCAGCTTCATTCGGTAAATAGTCACCGATGATACTTCTACTTCAGTTCCATTCTCATCTCTGATTATAGGATAACTCAAAGGAATCTTCTTGAATTTTTTCATCTGTTAATCCTCCGTCCAGTAACTGCCAACGAATTTAACTGTGGTCTCACCTTCACCAGCAGTCAGCTCCATATTGTTAGTACAGGTAGCTCCTTCCATCTTGTAGCTCTTGCCACCACCAGCAGCACGGAAAATTACCGTCCCGGTTCCGTTAATCGCAGCAAGATCACTCAACGAAATATCATCCCGATCAGTAATCTTTACCTCACATTCAGCAGGCACCGGCTCTTCAACAAAGCCATGTAGTCCAGTATCACCGAATACCGGCTTCCGCTCAAATGCAGGTTCGCCTGATATACCAATACCTCTGGCAACTGCTCCTGATTTATTCAGAAGCAGTTGGCCATTAACAAGCACTTCAACTCGACCTGTTATTTTTGCCATTCTCTTTTACCTCACAGAATAAACTGTATGATGCTGCCAAGCACCATAAATTGATTAACCAGATCAGGCGGGAGCAGAACATCCACTCTATTCTGATCAGTAGTGCTACGCTCAACAATAAGATTGGTTTTAAAATCATCAAGATTTTCAATCAGTCCTTTATCACGCAGCATCGTAAACAAAGCAATGATCTCATCCTTAATTGTTTTTGGCTGCACTACATTAGTCCCAGGCTGCACCGGAAAAGTATCCGATACCAGCTTGAATCTCGGTACGATAAAGCGGGTAAGCATTCGAGCTTTATATTGATACCGAATTTCAGAGAGAGTAGCAAGCGTCTGAACATCCAGATATGAAGGATCAAGTACGCCAGCAGCATTTGTCTGATAGGTTGTTATACACCGCTCGATGCAGACATTACCACCACTATCAACCAAATATGTAGCAATACCATCATACAGCAGAATATCACGCTCTGATCGCATGAATCTATCAGCTTCAGTCGGAGCGAGTATTCCCTTTAGCGGCAGATAGTGCAGCGGTCGTGCAGGGTCCTGATTCAGATTATATGCAGCAACAGCAGCGAGCGCAGCAGTCCAACGAGCAGGTCCAGAGGGCGAACCGTATGCCGCCATGATACAGTTATGTGCGCTGTTACGGCTATTGCCAAGAGTAGACGCATCTGCCAGACTCTTCCGCACCCCAACAAATCCCTGTCCCTGAAGATCAACCAGCGGACCGAACCTATCAGCAAGCTCCGTTTCAAGTGATGCTATATTCGTTGCTCCATCATACGGCATTCCAATATAATGAAATTGAATATCAGCAGCAATCGCCCAGACTCCCGCTACTGATGGATCAGTTGCACCATTTGCCATCGCAGTAATCGGCGCACTATCACCGAAGCCACTCGGGTCTTCCTCGCCAGTATAATAATTAGCTCTGATATCAATAAAATTTCCCTGACTACCGGCATTCTTCGCAATAATACAAAGTGCCGAAGTTGCGTTTGTAGAACCTCGAACCGGGAGCTGATCGGTTGCAGTAATTTTATCAATCGCTGCGCTGTTAATATCAGCTGCTGACCATCCGCTGGTAAGAACAACCGGCACTTTAATACCATCAATTAGCAGGTTATACGTTCCATTTCCTGCTAAAGAAAATCCGGTTGCTGATAGAGCAACAGAAAATCGAATTACCCCGCTCGCTGCTACTGCTGCACCTGCATCACTCAGAGCAACCGCATACAATTCAGTATTCGGATTATTCTGTTTGAACGTATTACACATAATAGCAAGCTGTGAGCCCGCTCCGAAAAATCCATCAGCAAGGCCATCAGACGTTATCTGATACAACACTTCAGATGGTTTACTGCCAGAGCTTGTTTTCTGGCCGATCAGCAGAGCTTTATGGGGATTCGGAAATAGCCCCTTCAATGCCCTGCTGTTATCAACTTCTGTATACACTCCCGGAGTTCGTATCGTATCCGGGATATTGTTAAAGGTTATCATTTTTTGCCTCCGTCAACTTTTACTTCCGTTTTCACTCCAGGCTTGTCGTTAAAAATAATAATCGAGCCCTCACGTTCTCTGCGCCTCCAATACCGCCCTTCAGGTCCGATCCAGGGAACAAATCCCCCGACCACCGGAAGGATCGCCTTTGTTCGCGGATCGCGTAGAATAGTATCTGCCTTTGGCACTGCCCATTTCACTTCCGCACTCATTTCCGTTACCTCCGTATTATATTTTCCATCAGCACCTTAAATGCTGAGTGAAATGCTGAACTATAGTCTCCGGGATTTGGATCATCCGCTGTTGTGTCCTGCCAGCTCATATCAACTGATAAATAACTGCTCGCTGGCAGTGCTCCGTTATACGGAAGGTTTGCCGATGGAGCCATAATAATATCAGTGTAAATAGTTTTCAGGTCTGGTAACTGTGCTGGGTCTTTTCTCTCATCAACTGAACGTTCTTCAATAATCCCCTCGCCTGCATCATTAGAAGTCAGCCTGCTTTCGTACTTAAACTCATATTGATACCACATCCAGGCACGGTCCATATCAAGCAACCGCGCTCCTGAATATTCTATCGTCCGTGAATACCCTAAATCAAGATTGATAAGTACTCGAAACAACCCTGACCGGATAGAGGCTAAGGTATCATATGCCAATATCCCTGCTTTTTCTGCTGCACTTGTATCATTCTTAATCACACATACTACAGCAAACCGTTCTTTGATAGTCTGATTCATCCCGGAATCAGAATCATTATCAACTGCCTCTTCTCCTAACGGAATAACAAATGCCACCTCATCGATCAAAGTATTAGATTGCACTTTGGCAAAGTCAAGCGCTCCGCCAATACGGCTGCCAAAATAAGTTTCACCAGCTCGAAGTGCTAATATGATTGTTGATAGTTTCATAAAAAATTCCTATCGTAAAATGCTCTGAGCAATTCTTCATTCATTCGTTTTATCAGTTTATTCCTAATACTTCCAATATTCGATTCTATTGCCGGAGTTAGCCACGGACGTTTAGTCATTCGCTTCGTTCCAAATTCAAGATACATTGGATATGGAGGTTTCGTAATATCTGATCCTATTTCAACTTCCATATCTCGCACATCAAATAAAATCGATTTTAATAAGTCCTCACTATCTATTGCTGGAGGATTATTTGGAGCTGATGGCCAGTGTTCTTTTCCTCCACGCTTAACTGTATACGCAAAATGTCTTCGTTTAGTATTCTGCATGGATTTAATAATTTTATTTTTGATTTTAACAACGCCATCAATTAAAACGTCTTCAGCATCATTTTTAAAATCCTGATTAAACTCTCCAATTCCTTTAGCTAACTTTCTAATCGTAGGAGATAGTTCATTGAAATTTATTTCAGCCATCCGGTTCCTGCCTCTTCCATTTGCTCAACATATATTTTTACGTACTCTTCATTTTCTTCATCAAGCTGGATTCCTTTAATCGTAAACCGCCTTCCTTTTACTGATGAACCATGATTAAGAAATATAAAATAATTGCTTTTAATTTGACTAATATCATCAAGATTATCAAAGGCAGAGGAAAAAGCCCTGCTCCATTCCCGGTTTAATCCTATTAACGCTGATGATCGAACAGTAATAACATGGGTCTCTGTTCCTTCGTTCGTATTCTGTCCGCGAATAATAGCAGCATACGCATTGAATCGGTTAACCAACTTTAACTGCGCCCATATTGTTTTTATTGTTGTATATGTAACTTCAAGCGCACCAGAACTTGCAGCTGTCTGCGTTGGCTGCTGTATCTGAATCCGCTTATCCAATTTAGGAGCTAACCAGGTCATATCCTTTCCACTCTGAATAAATCCAGATATGAACAAGCTTCCGGCGGCGGATCGTTACTGATTACCCGATTCTCATACATTGTCGTCGCCCACAAATATAATGCCTGTCTGATATTCTCCGGCACATCCTGCGCTCTGGTTCCATAACCACAGACATAATCAATGATAATACCTGCTTTATCTCGATCATAATTTAATGGATAGGTATAACTTTTTTTAATCTGAACATATCCAGGTATCGCTTCCGTTACTGCATAATAATAACTTGAATCATATACCATTAATGTTCCATCTTCATCTCGTGTTGCAATTTGAGTAATAGACTGTAGTGGCGGCCTCGGCAATTCGAGCGAACCAGACTCGGGCCAGAAATCAACAGTAGCTCTGATCGTCTGCGTGATCAGAGCACGGCGTAAATACTCTTCAGCTGCTTGCCGGGCCGCCACAATGAACTGAGTCAATAAATTATCCTCATCACTTCCGTCAATACGGGCAAATATTTTTAATTCGCTGAGTGAGATTGGCTCCACAGCAGGGGCTGTATATACAGTCCAGGAAATATTGCCGTCAGACGGAAGCTGTTTGGGGATGATCATTGCCTATTCTCCTTGTCTTTCTTGTCCCTTTTAGCATCTTTATTCTCAGGAGCTGCTGAAAGCCCTTTCGTCATCTGCTGCACTTCCTCTGCAACAAATACGGCAACACGCAGAGTATTAACAAACACTTTTGCCAACTTCTCCTGCATGTCATATTCAGTTCCAGCATGATACTCCTTAATCGTGATGCCATCCTCTGCACCTTTGGTCGTTTTTAGCATTTTAACTTTCATGCTTATCACGCTCCATCATGCAGAGTTACACCAGCTCCGACAGTGGATATAACCGCCCACTGCTCATCACCAATGCCAAGGAGCTGAACCATACCAATACTATCAGCAGAATTACGGATACCGATACGAGATACCCGACCGCCGTTAATAGTAACTCCTGAAGTGCTGATCATAACCGAGCCAGTAGAACCAACCCCAGCAGTTATGATTACCATTCTCTGGCCAACCTTGACTCCTGAACACAGCCATGCACTCGCATTACTCGCTCCATCACCAAGCGAGAAAATAACCAGACCAACATTCGGCAGATTGATCACTGAGAGAACACCAGAACCTGCTCCCAAAGAATTACCGATACTTGATACCAGCGCAGCATAGCCAAGTTGATTCAATAGACTTTGGCCATCAACTTCAGTGCCGAAAAAATCAAAATAACCATCACTATCAATAGACAGTCGGTCCGCTCCCTGAGGTAGCTGGACTTTACTGTTTTGATAGGTGCTATCAGCTTTCGTCATTTCCAATTCCTCCTTTATTAGAATCGGCGGGAATATTTCATCCCGCCATTCTTATCATCATACCGGAGTATTTACCGGCCAGTTTGCAGGAAGCCCACAAACACATATCGCAGCAACGCTAAACAGCGACGGAGCACCTTCACAGGATATCCTGAGCCTAATAAACCGGTGTGGTCCTTTGTAGCCGACAACGTATATTGTACTGCGTGCCGTAACCTCAGTCAATGACTGGAATATACCAGAGTCAAGCGAACTGTACGCCCCAGCCTCTCCAACAACCGAGTGAATCATCTGCGAGGGATAGCACTCAGACCATGCAGCAGCAGTACTGTTATAATGCTCCAGCATCAACTGCCAGAAGTTCGCTGCACCAAATGCTCCTGCGCTGGTACACGAGCCAACGTAAACAACCATCGTTGCAGTTTCAAATCCTCTGGTATCAACTGCAAGCCCTTCAGCAGCAGTAGCATCTACCAGAGTTCGCGGCTGGAACGCAGCGAAGAATCCAAAATTACTATATCCGTCTCTAATACTCATTTGCTTACCTCCTTACGCTTCAATCGTGCCGATCTTGATAGCTTGAAAATTAACCACATCGCCACCAACACGTTTACGGAAATAAAATTCAATAAAAGGCTTATATGAATATGGATCACGCAGCACAGAAATGCCAATGCGATCAACTATCATATACGCTTCTTTCCAATCTGCCAAAGCGACCGACAGAGCCGATGCAGCCACAACAGGCATCGTCGTGGACATTCTGACTGGTAGACTCAGGATCGTACTATTAGCATCCGTAGTCAATCCCGGCTTCCAGATATAATCCCCTGCTCCGTCTTTCAGCTTCATCGCAGCTGCAACTGTTGACCGATTCATCAGCCAGGTGCAACGGTTAAGATACTGCTCTATCAGCGAGTATTTAACGCTGATAAAACCATCAGCAGTAAGAACAGCAGCATTACCCATATGTATCTGCTCAATCTTACCATACTCATCAGTTCCAGCAGTAGTATAATCAGAATAGGTCAGAAATCCCCTGGGCTTGCCTACACCGTTTCCGGTAACAAACGCCGCCCCCTCAACTCGACCGAACCTGTCAGCGGCTTTACGTGCCAGCCATGCCTCGATATTAACCGCCGCGTCCTCAATAAGAATCTGCGTCGCTTTAGGTCTTGCAGCAAGTGGATAACACGCGATCCGCTTTTTGCCAAGATTAGCGGTTGCAGAATCAGACGGAGTAGCAACCGTTTCTTCCTCCCATCCGGCGTAGGCTTCATCATAATCAACCGGCCATTCAATTGCTCCAGTTGATATAGTTTCTACCGACGCCAGTGAGCGGATCGGGTCCATTTCAAACAAGCGGGTAATAATCATATTCGACATAGTAGTCGGGACCACGTACCCACCATCAGGATCAGAACCAACCAGCATAGTTTTTCTTTCTACATCAGAAAGAAATTTTTCATCCCTGCCCCTGGCCCAACGCTCAAAATGTTTTTTATACTCTGCATACGCTTTCATATCAGGATCAGCAGCATCAATCCGTGCGCCATTCCCTTTAGCAGCTTCTACCGCACAGTAAAAACTTTTAGCCTCCTGAATGTCTTTATCAGAGCCATTCTGGCCACCGCTAAATGCCCCGGGCCTTTTCATAGCCACTTCGATATCGTCAATGCGTTTCGTTACCTCGGTATTGCTTTTCTGGATGGTTTCATCCAGTTTCTGCTGCCTGGTAACAATATCCTCAGTCAGTTTTTCCAACTTCTGTTTGGCAACTGCATCATTCGGATTTGCGTCAACAACCTTTTTCAGCTCCTCAAAATTTTTACGAAGCTCTGCATAATTCTTTTTGTTATCATCGCCATATTTCTTGATCTCATCAAAGACGGCTTTGGTAACTTCAGGTTCTTTTGAACCAGCAATTATTTGATCAAGTTCCATGTGCCTTGACCTCCCTTGATTAGTTTAGTGCTCGCGCACTTTGTAATACCGACAGAATCGATGCCGCGTCCATTCCACCATCTCGGCTGACTCTCCGTTTCTCGAAAGAGTCTCGACACAGGCTTATCACATATACCGCTTGTTTGCTGGACAGACCTGCATCCCGTAGGGCTGTTTCAAATTCACGGATAGTTTGTGCTTCTTCAAATGCTTTCACACCAGTTACTTGCGCATGAATATTAGCAGGGAAAGTAACCAGAGATACTTCCCACAATTCTATTTCCTTCAGCAATCGGATATCTTTTTCCTTATCATATTCCCATACTTTGGCATTATAGCCAATGGACATCCCCTTGATTGCTCCCATCTTTAGCAGGTTATATGTTTCTTTTCCAAGCTGAGTATCAAGAGCAAGTTTTCCTTGTACTGCAAGCCCTTTAGAGTCTTCGACCATCTGCTGCCATACTCCGATTGGTTGGCTGCTATCATGCTGCCAGAGTAACGCAATACCATTACGATTACGGCCGCCAGATGCAAGGCTGTTTTTAAATGCGCCCTGCGCGATGACATCTCCATAACTATCTGGCTCACCCCCAAAGGTCGAGCCATAGCCGCTGAATATTCCGTCTTCTTTGATGTCAGCTTCTTTTACTTCAAATGCAAAATCCAGTTTTTCCATATCATCCACCTCACTGCTCAATCGTATGATATATTTCAACGCATCGGCAGTTGATAACATTGCCTGCGCTTCCTTTTTCCCATCCTGGGTATAACATCGGCTCTCCAGTATTATAATACATTTCAGTTTTACCTACTGTCTCGCCATTCGCCAGCTGATGATTAAATTGCTTTTTCCTCGTGCGAGCATCCATAGCCGACACCCACTCTTTATTGTATTTCAATCGCGTACTGGCCATCGCCTCGCTGGTACTTTTCATTGCTGCCGTATGCGTTTCTGTTCTCGCTATAGTAGCAGCACGTGCTTTGTTAATCGTTGGAGCGGTAGCACGGATTTCTTTTGCAATCTCTCTATTGCTATATCCTTCCAGCTTCATATCTCCAATTAACTTTGCTATTTTCTTTTTAGTAGTTCTGAATATTCTAACCAACCGTTCTGCCATATGGCTCCGCACCCACTCTGCCATAACAGCTAAATAAATATCACGGATAGATTTGGCCTGATACATATTTGCTGCTTTCCCTTCTCCTAAAGAATCAAAAATAATATTTCCAAACACTACATAAATCCTGGTATACTGTTTTTTAAATACCGATTCAAAATACAATATTGTCTGATTCAAAATAAAATCTATATCGTTACCACCAATCTCGATAAAATCAGCGATAGCGTTATACTGCTTGATGAATATCAGATTAATCTCACGCGTAAATGCTTTTTCAATAGCTTCCATCTGCGTATTGATATATGCAAGTGCTCTGAGCTTTGCGCGATTACTCGTTAGATTGATCATCAAAATCGTCCTCGTCATCTTCAGTTACCGGAGACTCTTCAGGTACTTCCGGTTCCTGGCCCAGCGGTATAAGCGATGCCTGAACTAATATATCATCACCACCTTCCACTACTCCGTACCCTGTCATTTCTCGTTTTTCATTCGTAGTGATAAAGCTGGCATCATTCGCCCGTTTCCATTTCACTTCTTGCCTATATGCCAGCGCTGGAACATCTTCAACATCATAATCTAAAAATATCTGTTCATCATTATCGAATAACCATGCATTCAATTCTGCTTTAATCAGATTCAAATAATAGATTACTGTGTCTTCCCAGAATATTGTACGCGCTTGCTCAAAGTTCGCAAATGTCTGATCCCCACGAATACCAAGCAACTGTGCGGGCACGCCAAATGCAGATGCAATCATGCGAGCCTTGTCTCTGTTTCCCTCGATAAAATCCATCTCTGACGGACTGAACCCATAGGGCTTGACATCCTTAGCTCCTTCAAGGATCAATGTTTTACCTGCATTGGATGCTCCTTCTCGTTTCTCCCGCATGTCCTTAGATAATCGACCATACTGAGTATCCGATAGATTGCGCTCGAATAGCAGGACCATTCCTGGACGGGCCTGATTATCGAGCAATGACTTATGCCAATCAGCAGCAGCATTATTAGTATCAATCTCACGTGCTGCTGGTTCCACCGGACTCACCCCCCATATATCATCAAGCGGATTAAATGTCTTAATGTGAATAACATCGCATTGTCCGCTGATCGGATCAATTTCATATGTTAAAATCAGATTAGCTGTTTTCTGATATTCATATCCGGTAATATCATTTGTATTTTCATTTTTTAAAATCTTCATCTGCGTTGGCCGTAAACAATACAGCTCACGAACTGTTTTCTGGTTTACTCCTGATGTCGGCCCCACTCGCAGCAGAAAACTATTACCATCAAGCAAATAATATGAGATAGTATTATACAACCATTGCTGCCATGACTGCATCGGATTCGGCCGCCGCATAACAGACACGAATGGATGGTTCAGAACTTCTACAGTACCTTCAGCCGTAACTTTCTTAATACTCCAAGGAACGCTGCTAACTGACTTTGCTATCATATCAATACAACGATATGATATTAAATTTTTCAGATATGCTTCTTTCGCAAAATTGTCAAAGTCTCGATTCGGCCAGCTTACTGGACCAAGTGAGAGATATGCCGCGCCGGTATATACTGCTGATTTTGCAGCTCTGAATATTTGCCGTACTCGATTAAACATCAGTCAATTACCGCCCATCCAATTACTTGAAGGCCATACTGATTAGCAACAGAAAGTACTGATGTAGCAATAACCAAATCCTGATTACTTGCAAACACCATTGGAGTTGAATAATATAAGTTATAATCCTGTACTCCATTCAGACTTGTAGATAACAGCAAGGTGTTATATGCTGATAATGCCGCTGCTGTTGCTGATATTTGCACTGTATAATATTTTACGCTGCCCATCGCAGTACTAAAATGTAACCGCACTTCCTGGAGCATCCATTTTCTGCCAATAGAAACTGTTTCATTGATAAAGGATGTTACCGCACTCCCCTTCGCAAAAAACATAAACTGCTGCCATCTATGCGGTCCAAAAAATTCTTCTGTAAATGCCATCTCTATTCCTCCACATTATAGCAAGTCTTCAATCTCTGCCGTAGCAGTAGATGGTATTGTTATTTTCACCCGATCGATTCCTAACTCTTCGACAGTAATTACTGCCATTGCTCCCTGCAAAATATCCCAGTATAATAGTCCGGTAGAACTATTATATATTCCTTCAAACGCAACTCCAGAATATGCAGTATTACTTCCGATATGCGGCAACTCAATAATTGATAATGCTGTAGTCAATGAAGTCGGGATAGTCCCATCCAGATATTTTACATACATCGAGATACGGCACATATCAGGAGTTACCGGAGCTGGAAGCACATTGGCAGTTCCTGTTATTGTCTGCGACATATCCCCAGCAACAACTAACGCTGTATTACTCCAACTATATCCTGCTTTGTGAACGACAATCGTATATGTTCCATCATCCATTTTAAAAATAGTCTGGCCGCTGCTATTACTCTGCTTGCGCTCGTAGAAAGTAGTACCGGCAGAATCATATACTTCAACCGCAGCCTCTGGAATATTATTCCCGCTATCATCCTGGATAGTCAGCATTACTGTATTTGCTCCTGCCAATCCTGATCCGGTAATCCAAGCTACATCTCCTCTATCTCTAATCGCTTTAAGTGAATCAGTCGCAATTGCCCAAGTCGGCCCCTTAATATCTGTCAGGTGATTGATAATTGTTGTCTGGTTTGCGGCCGTGGCATCTCCACCACCTCCACCGCCGACGCCATCTATCTGATCAGAGAGCGTCTTGAGTGTGTCGTCATCTGCGCCGCGCAGCGCGGTTATCGCGTCCCGGATATTCTTCAGCGATTCGGTCGCCCATCCTGCGCCCTTAATGTCGGTCAGGTGTGTTATGATTGCCGCGATCTCGGTATCCAGATACCCGGCGATTGCGGTGATGGTCGCGTTGTCCGGGGCGGTGTAGCCTGACGTTGCGAGCCTGCTTGATATGGTCGCATCAAGGTTGGCGAGCCGTGTATCCCCAAGAGCGGTAAGGCCTGCGCCTGCCGCGCCGATACGGGCGTAAATATCGCCGGTGAGGTAATCGATGATCCGCTTGCCGATGCTGTTTTCGGTCGCTATCCCTGATACGAGGGCCGACCACATTGCTGCCGCTATTTCGTCGAGTGTGTACTCTGCATCATCGGCTATCGCCGAGGAAGTAATGGAGTCCGCTGCCATACTGGCTACATGAGCCAATGCAGACGTAGCGACAATCGTGATATTATCCCCGGCCGCAATCGAGAAGCACGGAGCAGCAGCGAGCGTTATCGTCTTTGTGCTTCCGGTATAATCTGATATTCTCGCAATCGCTTTTTGCGTAGCGCTCGCGATGTCCGATATAATTGCCACGCAATTATTATATGCATCATCATCTGCCGAGCCAGCCGTGAGCGTGAAACTCGTCTGTGAGGCCAGAGTCGCAATCGTCGTTCTTATCAGTTCCCCTGCAGTACGGCGATTCTCAATCGAAAAGATAGCGGCCCAGAACGAGACGCTCACCGAATCAACTGTGAGTCCCGTAACCATAACCCAATAATCAGCGCCAGCGACGAAGAATCCTGCGTCCGAGTTGTCAGCAGTATTGATCGAAAATCCATGCTTGCCGGTTATCCCGTCAAAATCAATACCATCAGTATCAACCAAAGACACCCCGTTATCCGAAGCTCTTTGAGTGGTCGATCCGTTCTTATAGATTTCGATTCCGGTAACGGCGAGACCCGTCATGGTGATTGCCGAGCCATCGTCTTTGTCAAAGGTTTGGAATGGAATATATATTGTAGATCCAACCGCGAAATCACCAAGATATAATATCATAGTACCCTCCCGAGTGTGAGACTGTGCAGGAGTGGAACTGCCAGCATCAGGGTCGGAATCATAAACGCCAATATTATCTATATACACCATACTATCAGCGTTCGGCGCGTTCCCGGCGAATGCACCGATCTTGACTCGATCAACAAGATAGGATGGATACGCTCGGTTCGTGTACTCATGTATAAGCGAACCATCGACCCACACTCGCGCAACTCCAGTTCCATCCCCCTGGACAAACTGCATCTTGACATAGTGCCATGTATCGAGCGAGAAGTTTGTCGTCGAATAGGTTATCGTCGTCCTGTCGTAGCAATACCACCGCTCAGGAGCAGACCCACTTGCGCGATGTGGCCCCATCTCGACAATCGACGTTGTGCCATCAAACAGGCCAAGCACCTTCGTGCCTCGGAATGTCGATGACCAGTTTAGTGACGAATCGATGAAAAGCCTTGCAGTCATCCATCGTTCAGAACCTTCAGTGAATGTCTTTTCCCCGTATGCATTGACATCTGTTCCGTCGAATACAGATCTGAACGAATAATCCCCCGCATATGCCTGATCATCAGAAACGGTAAACGTGTTAGAACCGGCTGCTGTTACCGAGGGGAACTCGCTCGTATCGCCAGTTTCGGCGGTTAATGTTGTTCCAATCTGTGCCATTAAACCATACCTCTCCATCCTTGAAGCGTAGCAAAGAGTTTCCACAGAGCTTGAGATTTCATCTGACAATGTATCAAGGATGTGTGAGCATATGATGGACTGCCATCATACGGTCCCCATCCCGCAAGATGTACTGGTGAAAAAGATTCAGTAATTTCAACGCCATTATATGTCGTTGTCGTTGACCGATCATTCTCTTTAACCCACGTATAATTATCAGGATCAATCACTCCATCGAGGTACGGGCAGTAAATATCCATATCAGCCGAATCGATCAGTATCTTATGATGAGCAATACAATAGTTTCTAATGATTGCGTTGTTCTTATGCTGCCTGAGGCCATCGGCATCGGTATACGCAACCGTCGTATCGTCGGTTCTGAATTGCGCGTGACCTGTCATATAGATGAAGGTCACATTCGGATAGGCAGCTTCAAGTGCTTCCATTGCCCGGAGATATCCTTCGACATACGCTGATGTCGATGAACGCAACGTACTGCACCAGACATGCATACAGACATTGATGTCAGTATTATCATCAAGATAGCCCATGATTGGATGTTCTGTGTTGGTTTCGAGGTCCCAGTCAATTATACTCTCAGCAGATCCAGCCCAATACTGATGCGGGAACACATGATCCCAGGAGCTCGCTCCGAATGTTACGCACATATCCAGGGCAGACGTCGCTTCAAGAGGCAGGCCGTAATGTTGATATCTCGTAAATGTCGGATAGTCTGCAACGATCTCGTCCATACCGTAATGAGACCACTGATGCCCATGGCTCTGACCAACGATAATCGCCTTGACATTCGACTTGACCAAATCCCGGTAGGTATCGGGTATTAAAAAGGGGTGGCACCAGGTATGGTCGACAACGAGCCCACTGGCCAGTGGGTGATTCGCGGCATATATCTTCGAATTTGCTATCCACTTGCAGAACTTAGCCATCTATCTATCCCCCGCCGACGCCGCCGCCTGCGCCCTGTATGTTGTGCTGTTGAGTGCCTTATCACAGTAGATCGCATAGCTCCCGATCACATCATCGGGCCGATATGAGCCCTCTCTGATCTCCTCTTCTGTTAGCGCAGGCTGGTAATGCGCGATCAATCCCGGCGAGCATGAGCGCCGCCATTCAAGCACGAATGATTCAGGACACTTCTCGAACACAACGTCCCACTTCACGCGCCCCCGTTCATCGGCGTATATCTCGTCAATATCCGATCCTTCGATCAGTCGCACCATGTCGCCATCGCGTTTAACTTCTGATTTTGCGCTGATAATTTTGTCAGTGCGGTTAATGTTGTCGAAGAACTCCTCGCCGCCGCCGAAGTCGTAACCGATATTGAGATTCGGCACAAACTTCTTTGCGTCTTTTCCGCCGAGCGTTATCACCGGCGGCGTCAGCCTATCCCCAAAGCCCGGTATTGAGTACGTTGTGTCGTTGAGCTGGATCACCTTAGTCTATCCCTTATGGCTCCGTATCTCCTGCTTTATCAGCTACTTGCCAAAAATAAACTCTCTGATTTTTTTCACTTTCGCTATAAGAAAATAAAAAGCAACTATACCACCAGCTACACCAATAGCAAGTCCAATAAAAAATCCCTGTAATCCACCAATAAATTTTTCCATACTTCCTCCTATAGCCAGCGTGCCCGCGCTCCAGTCCCTTCAGTCAGAAACCGAAACGCGCCACTCATAGCATCTACTTGATCTTTAAATTTTCCATCAGGGAATAATTCTACCTCATCCAGAAAATCTTTTATCCATGGTCCATTAACCAACTTTATATTACCAGCTTCAGCCTGCGCTGATACCGGACGCGCTTCATCTATTTTACTTCCGGTTTTTTTATCAGCCCAAAAACTAAATTCCGGCAATACCCGTGATTGATAATTATTTACTGTTGCTTTCCCTGCTGATCCCGGCTCTTGTTCCATGCTGATAGGTACCGACTTTGTATCCATGTCCGCAGTCTGTCGCACTAACCGCTCACAATCCATTGAAGACAGCCGCTTTCTAATTACTGATTCAATATAATATATTCCGAATCGTGACCGTCTCATCTTCAATCCAACAGTATATGCTGGATCTTTGTTTGGGTCTTCCTCTGTTGCTGCCATATCCCAGTAGCGCACAACCATATCAGTATCATCAGCATTACAGGATTTATCTACAACCTCAAACCATAAGCGGTTAAAAAATCTTCCGCTGATCTGAATGTCCCAGTCTCCATCTTCAAGCTGCCGTCTGGTAATACTATCAAGCTCCGATAATGAGCGGCGGTACTCGTCAGCATTCAGGTGCGGGTTATCATTTATCTTCGCCGGAATAAATATTTTATCCCCTCTACTATCAGCATCAACATATCTCATCTTTACCCACGCTCCGCGCTCAACCTGCTCTAACCGAGGTGGATTCGACGCACAACGGAACCGTAAAGGAATAGCAGCATACTGCTTGTAATATTCCTCAACCTGTAAGCTACTATATCCGAATAATGCTTTAAGGTCTTTAGCATATGACTCAGGATTCTTTTTACGCATCCTGGAAAATAAATATAATGCCTGATGTTCTCGTACATTAACTGCCTCATCTATCCCGACAAATTGATATTCAGCGCCCTGATAATTGAAATGATCTCTTGGTCCATCCAAATATCCAAAGGATATCGTTGCTCCTGATGGGAATACCCACGCTTTAACATCACCATTCCATCGAGCATCTGTTGGAGTCAGCCATTCGTTTGCTCTATCCAATAATCCCTGCGGCTTGTTCAGATTCGCATATGTATCACGCAGGAGCAGCGCATTATAGCCAGGTACATCTACATACTGCAACGCCGCCATGAGCAGAGCGTCCGACTTCCCGCCACCAGCTGCGCCCCCGTAAAACGCATCGAGACAGGTCAGCCACAAAAATGCTGCCTGCTTCGGTGTCGGTACGTGGGGGATATACTTATTGCCCCTGGGCATAAGCAGTTGCTTGAACTGCGGGCTTGATTGCACCAGCGTCAATAAGGATTCGCGCGATCTCTGCAAGTCCCTCATCTCCTATCTGCTGAATTTGATTTATCGTAATTCTTTTTTCATCAATGGTATGATTCGTTTCAACTACATCAACTTTTCCTTCGAGTCTGCGTGTCCATCCATGTTTATTCGTACGGAACATCATGTATAAGTTATTATTGAATTTTGGATTATCCAGATTTTGTTTCCCTTTTTCATCCCACCACAATTCGTTCAAATACATGCCCAATTTATATGAATAAAAAAAGTCTTCGTGGTAAAATGGATTTGGTTCATCCTCTGTTGACTGCTTAATCCATAAGCATGCGGTCATATAGGATATCCCCATCATAGTTACTGCATTCTGAAATGAGCGTCCAGTTGCCATTATTGCTACAAGCTGCGGACACATATCAGGTCTATATGAGGTAGGGCGGCCGAAATCATACACCTGATCAATAAATTTCTGAACTGTTTCCTGCGGAATAATATAATCAGGATGAATATCAGAGGTTAATAACAACTTACGATTCTTGTCTGATCGCTTTTTAATTGCCCGTTTTGTCTGCTTTCTTTTTACAGGCTTTTTAGATGATTTTTTTGTAGCTGTTTTTTGCGACATAATATAATAGATATAACCTATACTCTTATAATTTAAAGTACTTTTTTAACTTTATTAGCCTAAACTAATACTTTTAATTTTTTTTATAATTTTTATATTTTTTAGTAGCTTTTTTTCATAGGGTTTTATATTATATATTCATAAGATAAAAAAAAAGGAGATTGAGAGATGAGAGCACCATCAAGCATAAAACAAAGAACCATCAACGTAAACGGTGACATTATTAAAATCAAATCAAGACGGAAAACCAGCCAAGCAAACCATGTTGGATTTAAAGTACGAGTCAATGAGCATGACTATTTCTTTGCTGTACTTACTCACTCGGAAGCGATTGAAAAAGCATACGTTAGGTATATAAAAGAAAATCGTTAGCTCTCACCATATACATAAGAAAGCCAATAGTAAAAGGAGATTGATTATGTACCAGCAAATGATTAGAGAACGTCTTGCATCAATGGGATATATCGGAAAATACGACCCGCGCCACATTGAGGCGTATATGCGTCTTGAACATTCAACTCTTGACGGATTATCATACGCACAGTTTAACAAAGAAATAAAAACTTCTATGGAATGCGTTAATCTTGACGGGACCGAAAACGCTGAATCACTGGCAAGGAGTTACGGATTATGAAAGTATTGGTCGCATGTGAGTTTAGTGGAATAGTCCGCGATGCCTTTATCCGGCGTGGACATGATGCAATATCATGCGATTTACTTCCAACAGAACGACCGGGGCCGCATTATCAAGGTAACGTGCTTGATATTATCAATGACGGATTTGATGTAATGATTGCACATCCACCTTGCACATATCTTTGTTCTTCAGGAATGCATTGGACAACTCGCGGATTGCGTGACCCGCAATTAACCGAAGACGCATTGGCATTTGTCCAACTACTCATGACCGCACCGATTAAACGTATAGCAATCGAAAACCCGATTGGATGCATATCATCGAGAATACGCAAGCCGGACCAAATTATCCAACCGTGGCAATTCGGACATCCCGAAAGCAAATCAACTTGTTTATGGCTTAAAAATTTACCATTGCTACAACCAACTAATATTTTGGATAAACCAGAATCAGGACGCTGGAATAACCAGACAAAAAGCGGTCAGAATAAATTAGCACCGTCACAAAACAGATGGGCCGAACGGTCAAAGACCTATCAGGGAATCGCCGACGCAATGGCCAAGCAGTGGGAGATAAAACTTGAAAACAGCAACAGTAAAAGATAATAAAATCGTATTAAAGTTCTATAGCTCCGACAGCTCTGAATTTTACCGGACACTGGAAAAAGTTAAAGCTATAGATGGCAGGCGGTTTAACGCTAACACTAAATTCTGGACTATACCACTAAACGAATCGTCAATTCAGCAGATAACCGATATTGGTTTTGCTCTTGATGATTCCATTTCTCAGGCTCTAAAAACTAACCAACAGCACGCAGCAGAACAGCAGGCAAAAATTATCGAGCTGCAACAATCTATTTCTATAGATGAGAAAAAATTATATCCGTATCAATCCCCCCACGCTAAACTAATTATCCAATCATTGATAATGAACAATGCTGCTCTTGACGCCTCTGATACCGGCACCGGCAAAACATATGTAGCCTGTGCTGCTGCTCAATACCTGAATCTTGATATTATCGTATTGACGCCTAAATCAGTTATTCCGAGCTGGTATAAAGCTGCTAAATATTTCGGCATAAAATGCTTTGCTATCAACTATGAGCAATATCGTAACGGTAAATTATCTGAGTATCTTACACTAAGAAAAACTGACGATGGCAAAGATCATTACCGCTGGCAAACAACAGAAAAACAGCTACTGATCTTCGATGAAGCACACCGCTGTAAAAATGAAAAAACATTAAACAGTAAAATGCTCCGAGCTGCTAAACGATCAAAAAGCCCAACACTGGCTCTCTCTGCTACCATAGCTGATAATCCACTTCATCTCTATAGCCTGGGATTAGTATTAGGACTATTCGAAGATTATCCTTCATTCTGGAACTGGGCATATAAACATGGAGTTTATAAATCGTTCTTCGGAGTTGAATTTAATCCCAAGCCTGAATTTTTGCAAAAAATCCACCAGCAGCTTTTCCCTGCTAAAGGTTCCCGTATCCGCATTGCTGATCTGGGAGATGCTTTCCCGGACAACTTGATTATTACTGATAGTTATGATATGAATAGTAATGCAAAAAAAATACAATCAGCCTACAGAAAAATGGATGGAGAATTACAACGGCTCTATGCTACAAAAGAAAAAGATAAAGGAAGCAGCATCCTGACTGAGATATTGCGAGCACGACAGGAAATTGAACTTCTGAAAGTCCCAACAATAATCGAAATGGCGGAAGACCTGATTGAAGAGGGAAACTCAATTGCTATATTTGTAAACTTCAAAGAAACAATTTCTGTATTATCCCAAAAATTAAAATGTGACTGCATTATCGATGGAAGCATTACCGGAGAACAACGCGAAAAAAATATCGAAGCGTTTCAATCTGATCAAAGCAGGATTATACTTTGCAATATTAAAGCAGGTGGCGTTGGCATATCTCTACATGATCTGAATGGAACATATCCGCGGGTCAGTCTTATTAGTCCAACAAATTCCGCTGTTGATCTTGTCCAGGCTTTAGGCCGCATTCACCGCGCAGGAGCAAAAAGTAAAGCAATTCAGCGATTACTTTTTTGTGCAGGAACCATCGAAGAAGAAATCGCACAGAATGTATCTGCCAAAATACAAAACATTGCACTGATCAATGATGGAGACCTAACAAGCTCTATCGTTATCAATATAAAATAACAAGGAGATTGATTATGTATATCGAAATTAAAAACAGATTTAACGACAGTGTTATTTTATCGGGTGAATATGATTCAATAAAAGATGCACTCGAAAAGAATATCACTATGAATTTTTACGGGGCCGACCTCTCCGGAGCAAACCTCCACTGGGCAAACCTCCACTGGGCCAACCTTAGCGGGGCCAACCTTAGCAGGGCCAACCTTGACGGGGCCGACCTTTACAGGGCCAGCCTTGACGGGGCCAGCCTTGACGGGGCCAACCTTTACAGGGCCAACCTTAGCGGGGCCAACCTTTACAGGGCCAACCTTAGCGGGGCCAACCTTGACGGGGCCGACCTTGACGGTAGTTTTGTTTTTATCTTCGGTTCGCGCCATAATCTCCAATACAATAAGTCAATCGGCGAACTTCGTATCGGTTGCCATGTGTATCATCTTGAATACTGGCTACTCATGTATGATACCATCGGAAACGAAGAGGGGTACACCGAAAGGCAAATATCAGAGTATCACAACTATATGAAAATGCTGAAAAATTATTTATAGGAGTTATTATAATCATGGAACAGAAACAAATAGAGCAGCTTTTTATCAAACACAGAAACCAAATCAATAAAGCAGCCTGGGAGTTAACTAAAAAATACCAGCTCGAATTTGAAGAGGTTCAGGCACAAGGAAATTTAATCTTTGTCGAAAGCTGCTATAAATGGAATCCTCATAAGGCAGCATTTAGCACCTATCTCACTGATCGACTCTACACAAAGCTATATTGCTTTTTCATAAAAAAACAGCAAACTACAGAATCAATTGATACAGATATTAGCTATACAGAACAACAAGATATCAGTTTCAGCGAGCAGGAGCAAAAATTGTGTCCTGATGCTAAAGTGGTTTTGGACCACATCATGAATAGCAGTCTGATGTTTGAATTTCCGTATAAAAAAAATCTATATAATAAATTCAAGGATCAGTGGGCGGTATGCTACACCAAAAAATTACTCAATCACATTGAAACAGTTATGTTAATTAACTGAGTTAAACCGATGATAGATATTATCTCCATTTATCAACAGCACGGAATCCCATTCTGGACAGACGGAAAAAATGTCAGCCCAGGATGGGTAAACGTGCAATGTCCTTTTTGTGAGGACCATTCTAATCACTGCGGAGTTGATCCAATCAAGGGCAGATGTAATTGCTGGAAATGCGGACCGCATTATATAGATGAATTACTCTGTGAGCTATTACAGATTAACATTCGAGAAGCTCAATTACTCATTAAGGAGAATACGACAGATGGTATTATTACTTCGTACCGTAGAAAACGAACAGCAAAAAATACAGTTATACAATTACCAGGTAAAGAATTACAACAACTCCATATCAACTATCTGCATAAACGCAATTTTGATCCGCAACAAATTATCAGAGACTGGAAAATAACAGGCACTGGGCCTGAAGGCGAGTATGATTATCGAATCATCATCCCGGTATATTACCACAACAAAATAGTTACTTATCAAGGCCGGGATGTAACTAACAAATCTGATCTGCGATATAAAGCCTGTTATCCTGATAAAGAAATTATCAGCATCAAAGATATTTGCTATGGTATGGATTATATCCAGAACAGAAAAGCCGTTGCTGTTGAGGGAGTATTTGATGTCTGGAGACTGGGACCTGGAGCTATTGCAACCTTCGGAACTATAGTTACCCGACAGCAGCAGCTCTGTATCAAGAAACACATAGACTACGTTGCATTACTGTTTGATTGGACTGATCCACAGGCGCAGGTCCAGCAACAGGAGCTTGGCAAAAATCTATCAGCTCTGGGAGTTAAAGTTGACTGTATTACTCTTGAAGGATGTTACGCAAATGATCCAGCAGAATTACAACCGGACGATGCCGAAGAAATTCGAAAAAATTTAATTGGATATTAAAAAAAGTTGACTACTATTTATGAAAAAAGGATATAATATAAGTATCAATCTCTTTTCTAATGGATTCGCTGCTGAATATTTCTCCTACAGTATTCAGCAGAATTTTTTAAAAATTATTGTTTACTTTTTAAGCCATATATTTTATTATCTAATTTATGATTTGTTAGGTCGTCCGATATGCTGGAAGCGATGGGACGACTTGCATAGCAAGTCGATAAAAGGCATCTATACTTTGACCGCTTCCAGCCGCAGCAATGCGGGGTCAGTATAGATGCCTTTTTTATTTTAATTAAACGAATAGAGGAAAAATATGTCAGAAACTCAATATTATGAAGAAATAGTTTTTCAATCACTTACTCATGATGCTCATTGGATAATCAATAAAAAAATGGCACGAACAATCGGTATTACAGATACCCTTTTACTCGCCGATTTAATAAGCAAGCATAAATATTTCTTAACCAGGGGACAGTTAGATGATGATGGATTTTTCTATAATACCCAGGAAAATATTGAAAAAGACACTTCTTTATCTGATTATCAGCAACTAAAAATAATTAAAAAACTCATAGCTTTGGAATTTATTACAACGAAAAAAAGAGGGCTTCCGGCAAAATTATATTATAAACTCAATTTTGAAAAAATATTAAGTTTCTTAGTTTCTAAGAAACTTGACTCCGATAAACTCGGAATAAATAATAATAAAGATAATAATACTATTATAAATAATAGTAAAAGCGATTCTGACGAATCGCCTAAAAAAATTCTTACTCATCCGATAATGGATTATTGGAATAGTTTAGAAACTACAAGAAAACATTTAAAAGCTGATTCTAAAGTATATAAAACTGCAATCCGTTATCTGAAGCAATTGAATACAGGAACATTCGGAAAAATGGTTACACTAAAAGTAGAGCAGAAATTATCCTCTACTGATAGAATTAAAAAATGGACTAATGATGAAATCAAACAGGTATTAGACATAACTCTGTTAGTATTTCAGGCTGGATATTGGCCGACTGATAAATCTCAGATACCAACTGACCTTGCAAGCCTGATCTATAATCCACGATCACAGTTTAGCTGGTTTTTGCGGTGCTGGAAAAATCCTCCTCAGGCTATAGAGCAGCAAATTGAAATTATCAGCAAAGACGAAAAAGCATTATCATTATACCAGCAGGTATTTAATCTATCATCGCAGAAAATGAACCGCCGGTTAGTTATGATTGTTAATACGTTATATGATTGGTATACAAAAAAGATGCTGCAATATCCAGCAGCATCATTTGATGCCCATTTTGGAACCTTTGAACGATTTGCAAAAAAACATTGTGAGTGGCTCTATACCCAGGGTAAAGATATTCACCTATCCTATTGTAAACTTGATGCGCAGAATTTTACTCGCTTCCTTGATAGTATCCAAAAAAATTATGGATATAATTTGAACCCAACAGACGAGCAGAGAAAAAAAATACAGCAGCAAATTGATATGCAGCAGCAACAGATACAATCGGCACGAAAAGCAAGACGGAGAGGAGGAAGAGATGAAAATGTGTAAAAAATGCCCTGATGAAAAATACAGACTATCTAATACAGAATTATGCATCGAATGTCAAAAGGACAGCAATTTGCCGAAGGCCGAAGCGTCTCATGCCGTGTTGTCGGAAGTGCGAGCTATTATAAATAATATGAGAGATAATAAAAAGCTGTGTGACAGGAGAACTGAGGATATAGTTAAAGACGCTATTTTGGACAATGTTTTGCAAAAAATAAGCGAGCATTTTCGATAACTGACAATTTTAACCGCAGTGCCGTAGGCATTGAGCGAAGCGACGGTTAAAATGTGTTCTACGCAGTAGGCGCGATCTTGAAAATCACAAAAGGAGAACAATTATGAGTATATTCGGAAAGTTATTAAAAACAGCAGTTGATGTTGTGACCGTACCAGTGTCAGTTGCCGCAGATGTTATAACGCTCGGAGGGGCGATCAACGAACGAAAAAATACGCATACAGGAGATCATTTGCGATGTGTTGTAAATGATATAGAAAAGTTATATGACGAAATTGAGAAATTATAATCGCGCCTATTGCGTATGAACGTATCGAGCGTGGACGCCGTTTTAATGGCGTCTAAGCGAGGTTGTACGAAGTTAGAACGGAGGTGTATTATGTTTATAATAACAAGAGAAGAAAACGATTACAATCAGTATGGTGAATATTTTGAAGTTGCGTTTACCAATAAGCCGACTAAAAAAGAAATAGAATCACTCGATCTCGGATGCGATGCAGATCACCTGTTGCATGGTGGAGGCAGAATCGAAAACGAAAACACATGGTTCAATCTACGAGAAGTTATATCTGGTGAAAGGGTCTAATTTCGTACAACGTAGACGAGTGTGCGACGTTGACGACGATAGGGAGGGAGTTATGAATCATTTTGAACAAGCAAAAGAAATAATATCGAAATGGCCAAAATGGAAACAGGATATTGCTAACAAAACAATAGGAAAGTCGGCAATGTGCGAAGCGAACGCACAATCGGTGTTGGGCGAAGTTGCGCCGCAGACAAGAGAGCGATTGCTTGAAGAAACACTAAAGGCGGTTTTGAAACGATGGAAATATGATGCCGATCAGGGCGACGGAATACATGAGACTGATTACCGATTGTATAA